TATCATTAACGACTTCATCCATTTTCCCTGAATCTATGAAAGCGGCTAACTTTACATATCTTCCATTGACTTCTTCGGCTTCTATCTGCATACGGTCAACTGGTGTTTCTGCAATCTTATATGCCTTTTCAAACACATCTTTAGGGCTCCAACTTTCGTACCCATCTTCATAACGTACATGATAGCCCTTATCATCGAAATTTTCCGTTGACGGTTTTTCTCTAAGAAGATGTTTTCCCCACGCATCACCTCTTGTCATAGGTTCTGCTTCAATCTGTTTTGTTCCAATGTACTTTTTCATATATCTGTTATTTAAAACTTGGTTTATTGTTTTTTGATTAGAAATAATCGGCTACCGCCCAAAATTTTCTCTGTATCAGATAGTCAAGGTTGGTACTTCTACTTATGGCTTCACGCTCGAAACAAGTATTAGCCCGGACTTTTTCAAATGTAATCGGTGAACCCGATACCGTTTCCCTCATTACCAAATTATGAAAGGAACGTATCATCTCAGCACCGTATAATATTGTAGGCGTGAAAGGGATGCAACAAAGTAAATAAAAAGGATTGAACCATCCAAATGCTTCGGCAAGACAGCAAAGAAACACAAGGGGAAGGCTTATTGTTACATGAATATCCCTTTGCTGAACGACATGAATCCTTTCGTGATTGATTAGCGTAAGTGACTGCTGGAAATTTTTCCGCACATTTTTACGTATAAAAAAGAAAGGATAAAACGCCCAAGCATTGTATCTCAGATAGGGAACAACTACTGGGAAACCCCTTTTGGTGCACCCCCACATGATGTTAAGAAAGGAGGAAAGTTTAGCCGCGATTTTATAGTCGAACTCGTTTCCCTTATTATCCACATACGTAGTGTATTCCTCACCACGTTTTCCTTTTCGCAATAACAAGCGTCTTTCACGTCTGTTAGGTCTTATTGGTTTTTCCATATTCCAGTTTTTCAAAATGAGAGAAAAGAATAAATGTTCCGATTATGGAAACAAAATACAAAAGTAGGTAAAACGCACAGGAATAAACCCATGCCATAAGTGGGGGAGTACCCCAAAGAAGAATGAACATGACCATCTTGGTCAGTTCCTGCACAATTCTTAATACTACCATAAAACTACTACGATTTTAACAGGAACAAATATAAGTAATATATAATATATTGCCAAATGCCGGGAAAGTTTCCAACTACAAAACCGTATCTATGGTCTGAATACTACGAATACCCTTATACTCTGCGTTTATTTTGAAAAATTTCTGAGCATTGCTAAAAGTGGCATAAGTAAGAGGACAATTGTCCAACGGGTAAAACACCACAGGGTATTTCTTGTTTGGGTGAATACGTGTGGTTCTCCCTATGGCTTGTTCCGTGTCTTTCATGGGCAGATGTATAATAAGGGTATCAATACGGTCAATATCCAAACCCTCTTTCGCAAGTTGTGTCACTCCGAATATAAGCCGGCACTCATTTTGCAGGTACGCTTCCTCTTCGGGTGTACGTTCCTTGGTTTCAGATATGATAAGCATGGGCTTATAGGTGGAAAAAAATTCGGTAAGGGCTTTAAGGGTGTCCTTTCTCTTGGAGAGGAAAAGTATGGTTCTTCCGGCATCAAGGCATTTCCTTATAAGGTTAATCATAAGTTTTCTTCTTCCGGAGTGGTCGTTCAGATACCCGTCAATAACAGGATAACTAAGGTCGGTAGCCTTTTTCATCACCCTGCGTAACTCCTGTTTCTCCACGTTTTTTGTGGGCCACATTTCAATAAGTTTTTTCAGCCGGTCAGTAGCCTTGAACTCGACAGCCCCCGTAGATTCATGGTATTTAAGACCGTTCTCATCCATGAAGCGGAAAAATCTTTCATGGGGAATCTTGCTGGAGAATATCTTGTCAATGGTAACACCTGTACGTATTGCGTAAACATGAGGTCTTGGAAACTCGTTAGCCATAACCAAATGTAGCCCGAAATGATATTTAAGTATGCGGTGTACCCCATCGGCACGTCTGAAAGTAGCTGTAAGTGCAGTACGGTATTTAGCCGGAATTTCCTTTAGGATAGGTAAATAGGTTTCAGCACCGATTCTATGGGCCTCATCCATTATCACGTGACCGACATTCCTTACCAGTTCCTCCGGAAGAACCCTGCATGAGAACAAGTCCATAACAACTATGGTAAAATCCTTGTCAACGGGAATCTCGGTATCGGAGCTGCCTATAACAATACTGGAACAGGTGGTCGCTTCGGATATTCTCTGCTGCCACTGTTTTGCAAGGTAGTAAGTAGGAACAAGTACAAGGGTCTGTTTTCCACGTTCAAGGGAAATCCACAATCCCATTATTGTATTATGTGTCACTGTTCCATCTTCCAAACAGTATCTATGATTACCATCCAACATAAAACCATAATAATCACCTTCTCCAATAGACTCTACGTTTATTGATGTTACATAAGGGTCTTTATTTATTACTCGTGGAGATGCCTTTTTTCGAGAAAGTTTGGTAGGAATTTGGTCTAAATTACCACTTATAAGCAACCTATAATATGTAACTCCCTTTATAAATTTCTCAGAAAGATGTGCACGGAAACCCAATGACCAACATAATGTCCGTATCTGTAAAATCAATGTCTTACGTTTTTGAGTAATTTCAAATCCTCCTTTAGTTAAACACCCATCAGTATCTAAAAGACCAGCTAATAATTGAAGTCTTTTACTCCGACTATTTATTAGATATATAGTAGGAATATGTTTATTATTTATAAGGTTTAAAGATTGAAACAAAACCAACAAATCATTAGTACCTCCATTTACCTTACGTACCAATCTAAAGATATTAGATTTATTCCTGATACCCTTAGAGAACTGCCTATGAATAGTAACATTAAGATTGAATTGTTTGGCAATATCTCGATAGTAGTGTACCAAAGCTCTGTCATTATAGTTACAAGTAAAAGAAACTTCTTTGGAAGTACCATCACCCAACCAAGCACCTAAAAGGTATGGGTCAAAAGGAACTTCTTTGTCCGAATACTCCACAGGAACAACATATCCATAGTAATATTTGGAATTAGTTTTATTAAGTGATAGGTAAGTAGTTAAAGGTAAATCTACCACTTTACCATAGTCTTTAGCATCCTTCTTACTTTTAAAACCTTGTCTAGCACCCCAAGGTCTATACTGTAAAGACAATATATGTGATTTATTTACTGTATAAGTAATACCTTTATTCTGAATTACTTTAAACATTTCCTCACGTCCACGTGCCAAAGACAGGACTTTTCTAGGAGTGGAATCATCACCCATTAGTTCATCTCCAACGACAATATCTTCCACATTTTTAACCGAACCATCATACATTAGTATCTTAGTACCCTTGCCATGACATTTACCGCTACCACATTTACCCTCAAGGAGTATTCCGGTACTTTCCTCAAGATGTTTCTTGTTTTCATCCCAAAAGGTCTGTTGGTAATCACGTAGTGCGAATCTGAATTTTCCGTCAATGTTTCTTCCCTCATTACCGTACTTTCCAAGTTCACCAAAATAGTAACGGGGTAAAACATAGCCGGAACCCTCACGTGATACATAACAGAGAGTCTTGGGTATGGTTGAATAGAATTTCTTATTACGTCCGAAACGTATCTTGTTCTGATATTCGGGATTGGGTAAGGTTAATGATTCAAGTACCTCGTCAACCGTACTACCCAAAGCTGTTATTTCAGCACTGCTTAAAATCAAGCTACTTCCAACTTCCATCTTCGCAATAAGTATTTAGAGTGAATAATTTCGTTTTTAATATTATATGATATATAAATATAAAGGCTAGACCCATCACTGGGTCCAACCTTAGATAAAGACATAGAGAATTAGCATCAAATACCAATACAAAGATACAAAAGTTTTTGAAACAAACAAATGCCGGAAAAACCTATTTTATCTTTATAATAAAGTAAAGCGCCAGATATGGGGGCATTATATTAACTGCACCGCCATCACCTGTGGATGTGGTTTCGGAAGCCGCACTTCTGTTGTCGTTACCATCCGCTCCCGAACCATTTTCCGCAATTTGGGTTTTGGAATAAGTTCCAGATTTACCGTTAGCCTTGGTGAAATTGTAAGACCTGCCGACATCCTTGTTTGTTCCGGAATATACGTGGGTATGCGGTGGAAGCTGTCTCTCAGTAAGCGTAACGGATTCATTACCTCCGGTAGAACCCAAAGTGTAGGCAGTATTAGGACCCAACGGGAAACGTCCGTCCATAAGCGGAACTCCTGAAATCTGTGCGAAATTGATTGAATATGTGGAACCTCCGGTCATTGTTATCGTGAATCCCAGTTCCTTACAGTAGGCAGACCATGCCGCAAATTCGGTATTGGCTGTGGCAGAACCCAACATAAGTCTGTGACAGGGAACGAAGCCATAAGGAATGGAGTTCTTTATATCCTCGATAGTGACTTTTCCCAAGAGGGATTTGTTCCACATCATTATACTTCCCACGGTAACGGTATTTATAATAGCCGTTTCCAGAACCTGTATTCTGCCTAAAAGAGGATTAACCACGGATTTCACGTAGTCCTGTATGGTAGACCTGTTAGGTATGGCGTAAATGATTGTGGCATCCTTTGTGCAGCGTGCCAGAACGGCTACCAAATTATTAAGCGTGGACGGGTCTTTTACAACCACTATGCTCTCGTTCTTGTACACCAACTGGTCTGCGGAAGCCATAGAAGTACCGTCTGAAAATGATGCGCCGGCAATTTCATGGCTAAAGTCCGAAGCATACGTAACTGTTTCAGTAGCAGCAGTTAAGCAAAGATAAACCCCACTCTCGCTAAACAATGAAACAGCCGATTTTGCCGGACTGAAAGCAAGACCTTTGGCTTCAAGATAAGTAAATGACGGTGTGATAGTCCAAGTATTATCCTCAACTTCCACTTTAAGTGAGAGGTCACTAACTACACCGATACGTTCGTCTATCCGGTCAGCCTGATACCTCATGCTCTCGAACTGCCGGTTCAAATCCGATGTGGTTATAAGGTTAGGGGAACCTCTGAAAACCGCACGGATAATTTTCTGCGTCTTATTGAACGCTCTTTCTATGATTGCACTCATACAAAATACGGATTTAGTAACGGATGAAAATAATAGCTGCTTGCCGTATTGGTGGTAATGTTTATGGTCTTGTTAGGACTGAAACCCAACCATGACGGAAGCACCTTTTTTATTGTACTTACAATAATATCCTTATATGAAGTACCGAAATATTTGCTGTTTATCGTAGCCGAGAAAGTAACCGCAGGATTTATTATATCCGAGTTACCTATAAGATAGAACTTGGGGTCTGTCGTGTCACCTACTATATGCCCTTGTATAAGGGAGTTGAGAAGCAACACCTGTGGGTCCGCATAAAAGGAATTGAAATTTACCGATACCGTTCCCAGTGTCATTACGCTAAGAAACAGTTCAACGCCTTTTTTGCTCCCTCTTGTGCCAAGGATAATATCCGCATTAAGAAGAAACTGCTGTATAACAGGTAACGGAAACTCCATAGGTATGAAATCAACCCCATAGTCACCCAGACGTTTAAGCAGCCAGTTCTTATCAAGGAGAAGTGCCGGATTATATGCACGTAATGAAGTGAAAATAATATCCGATTTCACTTCATTTACCCCATCCATCACGGAAACGAACTTTCTCGTATTGGGGTGTGCAAGCACCTGTTCCGGTATGTTACTTTTAAACGACATTTAATCTTACCTCCACTTTAGATGTGTCAATTGTACTGAAAATCTCCAGTTCTCCTAAACTAACTTCGGGAATTATTGATTCCGAACTTCCTGAAAGTTTCTTGAACGTACAGTTCTGAACTCCAGCAACAGAGGAACGGATAAGAATGTCCAGACCCGATTTGGTTATGCCCACTCCATACTCCGCACGTACCAAAGGATTGGTGACATCGCTTATCACCTGCAAGATACCGCTACGTATGGAAGCCATATCATAGCCGGGAGCGACAACAGCGTCCACTATGAATTTTGTAGCACCCAGTGCTGTAAGAAGATTCACATACTGGTTGTTTGCATGGTTAGCCTCATAACCGCCCATAACATAGGGAACAAATTCCGTATTCAGCGTGGAAAGCTCGGAAGAATTAAGTTCCGCGTTACCCGAAGTAGGAATAACCATGTAGCTTACCTGTCTACCCATTACCTTTACCTTGGACTTATGTACAAACGGGAAATTGTTGAGTGTCTTTTCAGCAATTTCCTCATTGATAACAGCCCGTTTTGTGGCAAAATAAGTGGGAGCCTTTTCACGTATGGCAGCGAATGTATCCGCGTCAGTACCTCCAGTGGAAGCCGTAAGCATGGTTACGGAAGTTGCGCTGCGTGATGCAAGGGAATCCAGTACGGAAGCGTTCTGGACAGACAGGTTTCCGTCAGCACCGCTTGATTTCCTGTACTCGACATGGATAGCCTTTCCTATGGGTGGTTTTATTCCATAAGTACCGTCACCGAAGAATATCCCAACGGAACCGTCCTCTTCCGGAATGACTAGGTAATGCGTGCTTTCGGGAGATGAGAACCCGAAATTGTTCACCCGTGTGTAGGTTATATTGTCAATAACCACGGAAATGCTGTTTATATCAATATTCTCCTTTCTTACCAGTACCGAATAACCGCTGAACATGAAATCCTCCGCATAAAGTGTACCCTCATGCAAAGTAATCTGTTTGGTGGTGCTGGCAGCATTTACAGGCAATGAAAATTCATCCCAGTTGGTGAATTTCCTGTCACCCACACTTACAAGCAGGTCGCCCCTGTGATATGTGGCAGCAGGTCCGGCAACGAATTGTACATTGAAACTAGCCGAAGCACTCTTACAGGTGATAGCCTGATAACCCATAGAGGATGCCTTGGAAAAAGCGTTGCTGTAAGAGCGCATTTTTCTTAATATACTCTCATTGGCAAAAGCATTGAGATACCAAAAGTCCTTTTCCGAAAAAATGGCGAACAGTTCCACTAGAAATTCCCCGAAATCCGATTCGCTGCGGTCAGTCCATTCGGGAAAAAGGGAATCAGCCAGAGAGTGGGCTTTCTGAACCATCTGTGACATGGTGGCATTTGAGAGCAAATCCTCTTCCGGAATTATGAGCAGTTTGGAATAGTTCTGCAATTTCTGCAAGCGTGCCACGTCAAGACTGGCGAAGTATTTTAAAAGTTCTTCCTTTGTCTGAGCCATAGTAAAGTTATAGTTTAAATTTGAAGCAAGTCACAACAGCAAATCACAACTGGCTATACGAAAGTCACATCATCAATCTTATTCTGTCTATCATCCGTAGATGTATATTCTATCTTCAAATGATATTCGGTCCTGTCGTTGGCGAAATAACCCACATCAATGGTCTTTACAGAAACGCCGGGAATGTATTTCTTGATTCCTTTTTGCAAGTTACCGATTATAAGTGTCCTGTTCATTACGAAAAAGGAAGCCGGCTTCTGTAAGAAGTTGACAAATTTTGCCCCGAAATCGGAAGCATAAATACGAAAGGTATCGAACACACAATAAAACCAAATACTGTCCTTATGCTTTTCAACTCCGGAAGTAAGGTTGAACTTGCCATCAACCAACAGAAACCTGCTTTGTAATCCTTTTAACATAACCACTTGTAAATGGTGACAAATCCACCGTTAGTAACCTTATCCTTGTTAGCCTCACGGATTTTATCAAATTCCTCATCGGTGAATTTCTGTACTTCAAGAGTTACCTCTTCATTGTACAGAATATCTGTAAGTTCATTGATTTTGTTCATTGCCGTGCGGTTCAAGGAATCGAATTTTTTCTTTTCCTCTTCCGTAGCGTCATTCTGCTGCACTTTTTCACTCAACATCTTGTATTCATCGGTACGGAATCCCTTAACGATAGTCTGTTGAGCCTTTTCGGCAGCGTCCTGTTCCTTGCATACACTAAGGGTGTTCTTCAATAATTTCATTGCCCCCTCGGAGGACAGGCTACCATAATGTAACTCTTTTAAGGTTGCAGCCAACTGGATGGTTTCTCCTTTTGTGAGCGTCAATCCTTTTTCTTTCTTAGTTTCAGCCATAATCAATATTTAGTTTAAATTTTCATTGTACTTACATCAATAGTGCCTACCTTTTCTCTTAAATCGGACAGGAAAGTATTGGCAACCTCTATAAGATTGGGCCAGTCCTCCGGAGAACCGCCTTCAAAATTTATACTCATTTGTCCATCTCTGAAAGAGCTGAAAGTCGCAAGATGTGTTCCATCACCTTTCTTTGTAATGTTACCTCCTTCAAATGTATTGAGGACGTTTCCAGAAATGTTGGCATTACCTGTACATTCATAGGTAATATCACTACCCGATACTCCGATAGTCGCCTGTTGTAACGAATTGAATTTAATTTCCATAATTTTTACTTTAGAATGTGCCTATATAACTCCACAAATATAATAAATTAAATCTGTTATCACCAAATTATTACCTGTCTTTGTTCCAACATCCATGGCAAGATTAATAAATGGAGCTGAATCGAGCCAGTTATCCTTAGAATGAAAAAGGATAGCGGTCCAGACCCAGAATACGTTACTACATAAAAATAGCCCACTTATTAGGTGGGCTTTTCTTTTTAATACATAACTACTTGATAATCTATATACCATTGGGTTACGTTTCCATAAGACGGAGGACTTCCTGCATCCACTGTGTCCATACGGGTGAAAGATTTTGGTATGTTGGCACATGATGGCATGGATATATTTCCTAACCATGAGCCTGTATAGGAACCGTCTTTAGCCCTCCACCTATATCGTGCATAAGGCCTACCAGTAGAAGCCACATAATTATTGGAAGTATTATTGGTAACGCTAAGCCGGCATTGTGCGGAAGTACCTCCGTCACCACCCACAAGGGAACCTGTAACGGCAAATCCCGAAGCATTGGCGGTAGTTTCTCCAATATAGATGTACAAACTCTGTGTAACAACTATGGGCTTTTTTACAAGTCCGTCAGAGGAACTGGGAATCATGCAGAGAACATTCCCGTTATAGTCGCAGAAATATCCTTTAAGATAAATAAATGTATCTCCAAAAACTATAAGCCCGTTTCTTAGTAGTTCCAAAGAAACCCTACCTGTATCGGCAATATCACTTACAGTGAATGTTCCAGAATCCACAAGAACATTGTTTTTATTGTAGACTTCTACCTTTATCTTCATGTTAGCCCATGTAAACCCACCTAAGATACTCCCCCAATTATATCTAGGGTCTGCCCAGTAAGGAGTTATTGTAAGCGTCCATCTTACAGCAGTAGAACTTACAGGATTAAGCAAAAGCTCATTGTCTATTGTAGGAGGCTTGGCGTTATGGTCGTAACCGTCAAAGTCTAATGCCCTGTACCATGTTTTCGGGGTATCATATACTATGGTCTTGTTTACTGAATCATAGATAAGACCCGGAAGATTGGCATTGTTAAAGTCTGGAGTATTGGCTTCCTTAGGTTTTATATAGCTCCATTTATTTATTTTCCCGTGGGCGTTGGAACAAAGATAACCCAAGTCATAACTACCTACTCCCAGTACGGGAGCTATATCAGCATCTATACCGACAGGTGCGGTAATCACTCCGTTAGAATGAGCCATTGTTACCTCCTTTCTCCAAAGCGGTTATATGACCCAGAACTAGGACAGTCTTGTCCTTTACATCAATAGAAGTAAAACGGGTGTCACCTTCAATAGTGACAGCCCCGCTTACATCATAGTCAGAGGGAATTTGCCGGCAAGCAATCAGCCCCCCCCCTGCTGCCGAGCAGCAGAGATTACCTTTGATTAATACATCCACTTTTTTCATAACTTATTATTTTATTGGTCGGGAGCCACCATGAATATGGAGCTGCCTATGTAACTTGCACTATTAAGACTTACCCACAATTTGGCGTTCTTAGCCTGAACCAATTGTGACGAAACCGATACTGTTATCTCCATTTCCTTGGTAGTGCCAGCAGGAACATCAAAATCGGATATACTGCCATATTGTTCTCCCATTACCAATGGGTCTTTGAAATCCTTATTTATAAAACGTGTCCGCCAAGCATTGTTCCTGAAAGTGATTGTACCTGACGAACTGTTTCTTACTCTTATAGTAACCGTAGTATTTCCAGCTATTGATGGAAGTAGTCCGGCAAGCACGGTAATGCTTACATAAGAAGAAATAATCTCTATTGACTTACTTGATAACAAAGGTATTGAATAGCAGTCATTGGCTACATCAGAAGCGTCCTGCTCAAGAATTGCCGTACAGAGAAAAGGGTAAACATCCCAAGTTCCCGTAGGCATACCATAAGTTATCATTTCCGCCATAGCATACCCACTTCCTATTTTATTTTTTGCCGTAACTCTTCTACCCTGATTTCCACTACGTTGTTTCGCATATATTCCGAAATAGCAATCCTTTACGGTTGAAATATCCCCTATGTTAAGCTCATCCAGCAATTGGGAACCTTCTGAGGGCATCATAATGGTACATGAAGCAGTGAAAGAGCTACTTGTGAATTGGTTTGTAGCCTGAGAGGGAACAAGAAAATTGCCAATTGGTGCTCTGGCTTTATGATTATACCCATCAAAATCTAAGGCACGAAATGGAAACTTACCACCTGTCGGTGGGGTGTATTCCCATCCGTTCATACTTCCATTTGCCCAATTAACGGAATCCTGATAACTTGAAATTCTTTTAGGCATTATACCACAGTTACCATCCCATCCTTGCCACCATTTTTCATTTTCACCCGGTGCAAGACTTTCGTAACGTACAGGCTTGTACCGTGCCCACGGGTTTATTTTTCCATGAGCATTGGAGCATAAATACCCCAAATCATAACTTCCCACACCCAAAACAGGTGCTATGTCGGCATCAATGCCTACGGGTGCAGTTATTTTTCCATTAGAATGTGCCATATTTATTCATTATTACTGTTCCAGTTACTAGATTCCAGAAGATTTTCAAACTCCTTTGAGCCGCTTTCATACACAGGGTATGGAAATTCCGTTTCAGAATCCGCGGAAAGGAGCATGGGAATCCTCTCCATGACTTTCTCATAATGCAGCATTATTGTTTTTCCGTCAACGGAGTGCCGCATCTCACTTATTTCTTCGGGAGAAAATATTTCACCCAAATCACTTTTCGGTATAACTGTAAATTCCATGTCAATTTACTTTTAGAGGAAAAACATAGGGAAACACCCCGCTTTGAGGGGTTCCATTTATCATATTATCAATAACCCAAGTTATCAAATCCTGCTCGGTGAATCCGTCAGTTTCCTTGGTAGGAACTGAATCGAATCCTATGGAGTTGTAGAAAGCCAGGTTTGCGAAATAACCATTATGCTGATTTACGCTGAAATAAATGGGTGATATTGTATTATTTGCATCTGAACCTTCATTTACTATTGTAATTATCTGTTTTTTATTTACCAAGTCATTAGCCAATAATAGACTATTCAGATTTCCGTCAATATACGTAACACCATTTTCGTTTCTCTCATTATAAGCTATCTTATCTGCCTGATTATATATGTTGAACTTTCTCCATCCCTGTTTGGTTTGGTCATAAAATATCTTGTTCAATGAAAACGGGTTACAAGTATAGAACAGCATCTTAACGCCCTGCTGCAAGTTCTCCACAACACCGTAATCATCCACTCCATCAGTTACTAGGGAGTTGGGATAGAGTTCTTTTAATTCTATCATTACATCTGTATCCGGTGTACTGTAATCATCCGAATACAATTTAAATCCGTATGGTACAGCAACATCACCCGAACCAAATTCATATTCGCCATCCTCATATATAGACTTGTCTGATGGAGCAACATCACCCGAACCAAATTCAAGTCTGTAACCACTTTTCATCCCAGTAACAGTAGCTTTGAATTTAACCTTAACTGAACCTGTAGCAGTGTACAATCCAGAACTAGAACCTTTAAGCATGGGGTTATATGTGTGGTTATTTATAAGATTTCCATGCTGAGGTGATGAAATCCATATAGAATTATCGGAGAAATTAGTTTCATACCCTCCCACACCGCTCATTGCCGCGAACAGGAAATTGTTAAGTTTCAGCGGCCTGTTGTTTCCACTGAAATCCTGCAAGTATGGATTGGCTTTTAGTATCTCGTTTGTGGGAACGGATTGTCCTGACGGGAGCTGGGTAATGGTGATATTACAAGCACCTGCAATATTCCCGTTTCTGAATGACAAATTACCTTTTACGGTTCCTAATGGCGGAATATCATAGGTTCCGTCTGATGTGATATTGACTAATTTTACATCAGCACTATATCCCCAGTATAATTCCTGCCCGTCAACTATACCTTTCACTTCCACTTTCATTCCTGGAAATTTTTTTGTTTGGTCAGGAATGTAGCACTTTACTGTATCGTTCAGTGTGACAAATCTAGTTATGACAAATGAGGTGCTTGTTATAATTATATCAGCATTTACAGAGGGATGCGGTCTCCAGTCATTAAAGTTTTGGCTGTATGTATCCACAGGCTTTGACATATCATACCAAAACACCATGTGTTCTTTCACCCATTCGTCTATGGATGGCTTAGGTGGCATCACACCTCCAAAAACTCTTCTTATACCAAGAAGCCCGAAATTAAACATTCCCTTCATAAAGCGCAATTATTTCAGAATCCGAACCCCTTGCGGTAATATATCCGGTAGCGGTAAGATTACCCGTAACCTCTACATTTCCCTTAATCAATACATCTCCCTCAATGACAACATTCCCAGTAATTTTACCATCCAGGGGAATCCATTTATATTCCTTAATTACTTCCGCTTTGGGAAGTTCCACATGGAATACTTTTGCCAGCCAAATAATTATCTTTTTCATATAATGGTTTTTATTTGTTCCAAATATAACAATATTATCCAAAAAGTGCAAAAAGCAATCCCTGTTTATGCACACAGGGATTTTTCAAGCTCCTTAACTCTCTTATTGAGTCGAGCTACTTCTCTTTTCAGTTTTGTGACTTCATCATCAACTTCTTGCAAACCTTTCCATACAACGGGGATAAGTCTTTCATAATCTATGGTATAGTAGTCATTGAAAGCGTCTTTCACCCACTGACTATAACCGCCGGAAAGCAAATCCTGTGCGATAAGACCGTAATTCCAGTTATCATGGTTGAATACTTCGGAATTTTCCTTGGCAATAGCGTTCCAATGATATTTCACACTCCGGAATTTACGGATAATACCCATAGCATCATAACCCTGTATATCGGTTTTCAGTCTTATATCGGAAGAGGATGCCTTGGCTGTAATTGCTCCGTTTGCTGTAATATTAGTTGCAGCATGGAAATTGTTCGCTGTGACACGCCCTGTACGGCAGTTCACTGACATGGCTATCTTGTTCTGATACGTGCTAGAACAAGTAGTAGTAAATGAAACGCCATACCATGAATCTATGACAAGATTTGATAAGGTCGAACTTCCAACCTCATTTCCATTGTCGTTCCCACTATGCCGGATATTCGCATTTGGTGTGGAAAAATCAATACGGGAAAATCTAGTTGTGCTCGGTAACTTCAAATAACAGTTTGAACCTCCGTTTACACTAACTCCTTCTCCAGTATAGGCAGAATGGTAATCCTGTATATAGAACGTTCTTGCAGTAGTCCATACATCCGCACTAGAAGCCCTACTGTCAGCCAGCGTGGAAGCACCTCCAGCCGATACAGCCACAGACGTGTTGGATGTGGATTGCAGATTTTCCCATGCAGAAACGTTAGCGCCATTAGCCCAATATTGATATTGTATATGCCCATTGTTATGTGAACTAATCTGGCGCACCTGCAATTCAAAATTGTTTGTTCCTACACGTACAAGACGAATGTTATCCATTCCTTTTGCAAATGTAGGAAGATAAAGACGTGCCGAGTTTACGACACTTCCTACACCGCTGCCGGAAGAGGTTTCTACACCTCTCATTTGGAATATGGCACAGAAGTGGTAATATCTTACTTCTTCCTGTGCATAATTTCCATAAGCGTACCATATCTGACCCCAAACCGTTACTGACCGCCAAGGTCCAGTTCCCGATTCAGAACAAGCGAATATCTTTTTCCAGCCATTATCAGTACCACCTAGAGCGAACTGTAATGAATGAGTAGCGGTGGAATTATAATTTCTAGGTATATCCATTATATGCCAATCATCCAACAAGTCCGCATTTAAATTGGTATTCCATGTAGTAGAAGAACATTGGTAAGGTGCGGTTCCTGTACCTACAGTGGATTTAAAGTACCCGTCAGTTCTTGTATTTCCAGCAACATGAAGTTTTTCACCCGGAGAATTAGTACCAATACCTGCTAATCCACCACCAGTACACATAATCAAGTATTTTCCCGAATGGTGCTGTAAAAACAAATGGTGGTCATATCTGTTTATCTCTCCATTATATGCAGCATCATAATTGCCTGCACTATCAACTCTTCCGATGCATATTGTACTTTCTTTAATACCCCCTGCTACATTAAGCGCACCTGTTCTTACATTCAGCCACATGGCATTGTTTCCTTGTCTTACACCGCTGGTAGAATCTACTGTAGGATACCAACCTATACCATACCATGATGCAAAACGTAAGTTCGCATCGGTTGAAGAAGCTGCGTCTGCTCCACCATGAATCCAAACACCCGAAGTTTTAACCACTCTAGTACCCCAACCCATATTAAAGCCTTTGGTATTGTTCATCGTTAAATCCCCTGTCATGGTGTCACCTGCTTTCTTGACATAACGGCTGTCAGCATAATAATAATAATTTACGCTATCCAAGAACATTCTCCAAGGTCTTTTATCATTACCCCATCCACTTCTGTATTGAATGCCATTAGAACCATACTCAGCCGATGAAGAATGATGGTTATACCATATATCAAATCTAGCATTAGCAGAGGGCAAAGATATAACAGCCCCGTATATATATGGACTACTTGTCATTCCGTCCGGCTTTGCATTATTATATTGTCTTATTCCTATCTGTGACCACAAAGTATTATATCCGTCAATACCATAAGTATCTCGGTATCTTAAAAACGAATTTTCATGCAGCCCGTCAAGAAGGTCTGCATTAAGATTGGCATTTACAGTAGTAGACACGCATTGATAGGGTGATGTTCCTTGTGGTGCTTTTGCTATGAACCGTCCTGTATTGTAAAAGAACATATTTGCATCCCCTGCTTCCAATGAATCATGCTTGCTGACAGCAAGTCCATGTCCGGGAACAAATGTATCATACCATTCATGACGTAACATTACTTCTTGATCGGCAGCATCACATCTGAACCAAATACCTTCTCCTTGATTCTTTGCAGTAGAACCTGTTGACCTTATTACAAGCTGTTTGTTGTAGGTTGAATTCTTTATTGTCAGTACACCGCTCATGTTAATGCTACCTACGCCCGTCATATCTCCGCTTACGTTGGCTGTACCGTTGAAAGGCTGCCCCCAAAGGGTACGGGAGGTGACTAATCCTGTGGAGCTTATATAATTATCATAACTCGCAGCAGTTAACCCAGAATTAGCCTGATTAAATGCGAATTTTAGCTTAATATTACCCGTTGTATTGGCATTGTTAGTTGTTATGCTATCATAGTTTTGTAGTATAGTAGAAGCCCATCTTCCATAGTTATTTCCACCTTCAACTTTTATAAAAATATACGCCTTATTATTTTCTACTTTGTAGTAAACGCTTCTCACATGAGAACCTACCCTACTCATTACATTAACAGAGCATTCTGGGCTTTTGTTACCATTATTATCATTGTTTGTACAAGCTATATGTAACTGTAATGCTGAATAGTGTTTATGTCCCCAAAATTCATTTGACAGTAATACTACATACGTGCTATATATAATGTTTATGTCTATTTCGGCTATAAGCATAATATGTGTATCTCCACTGACATAAGCAGTTCCACTAGTAGAAGCCGAATAGTTGCTGTGTATAAACCCAAACTTGTTATATCCTTCAAGATAATTGCTATTTAAATTATTAACAAGTGTATTGCTTGAAACTATCAAAGGTGATAACCCTGTGGCGACAGTTGACTTTAATTGCTGCGTAAATGTTTTCTGCCCCGTAATAGTTTGGTTGGTGGATAAAGTCACCCATCTACCGTCCAATACGGAAGTAGGGATATGACTTGCGTCTATGACTTTACTTGAATCAGCCTTTTTCAATTCAGCCCACATCTGATTTACGTTGAAAGAATCAATGGTTCCGTTCACCCATTTTTTTGACGCAGCGTCGTATTTCAATGCCTGTCCGTTTACAGGGTCAGTTATTTCCACGTCATTAAGGCTATCAAGAGTTCCGGTCTGTGCTCCGGACATGGACACTCCTTTAGCGGACAGCCAATCAGTAGAATAAAATCCCACAGGAGTTGTACCGTCTTTTTTAATCACGTACACGGCATTGTTCGCTGCATCCCATTTCAGATAGGCATCTCCAATCTGCAATGATTCGGAAGCCGAAAGGAGTTTAGCCGTAACATTTTGTGAAAACACACCATTTACAGAATACACATTACTCCATCTGTTAGCGGTTCCTCCCAAAGCAGAATTTGCGTCTGTACTTGGAAGAACGCTTGAAGTTTTCATGGTTGCGGAAAAAGTTTTCGCCCCACTTACAGTTTGAGCTGTAGCAATAGTTACATATTTCCCGTCAGCTTCGGTTTTAGTATATGCATCCGTAATACCATAGCCGGCAAGAGTAGTAGGTTTCCCAGTGGTTATCTTAGACCAGTCAAGGTTAGGTATATCCGTAGCGGAAAGGTTTGTTCCCGAAGTAACTCTTCCGTAAGCATCTACCATAACCTTGGTGTACGTACCTGCAACAACTCCCGAAGTACCCAGTGATAAGGTTACATCGGAAGTAAGAGCACCACCGCCGGACAAACCAGTTCCGGCAATGACTTTCCGTGAGGATGTTACGTATCTGCTATCAGCAGCACTTTGTGTAAGATACTTATTAGCTGTAAGGTATGAATATAGCTGGCTCTCATTAAGACCAGCATCTCCCGCTCTCCAATGAGTTCCGTCAAATACCAGTGCCTTTCCGGCAGCAGCACCTTCAACACCGTCCTCAGTGTCATTAGCCAAAACGTCAACCAGTTGGTACAATGTGGAAGCCCCTCCTGTACCACCGCTTCCCTTTGACACTCCTTTAGCAGATATGTAATCGACACCCCAAAAACCGAAATTAGCCCGTATGGACGCAATTGTCTTTGTATCGTCAGACGGGTCAACCTCATTACCCGAAGCATCCAGTGCAGTGAAAAGTTTGCTGAACGCTGTTTTGTCCATTTTACTCTGCAATATGACCGCAAGATTATCACTTTCCTTCATGCCTTGCAGGAAAACTTCAAGCTCAGACCACTTGTTTATAATATCATCCGCATCACTTCCGGTAAGAAAGTCGTTAAACTTGGTATTCAGTGCATCAAATTCCGATTTGGTGGCAAATGTGCTCCCTTTGGTGAATGTAAGGGAACGCCCGTCAGAACCTTTTGTAACATCCGTGACCGCATTACCCGAACCTATAACCGTTACATTGGTAAGCCCCGAACTTGCAAGTTTCCAAATCTCATTTATGGTGAAAGCGTTGAAAGTAGCCGAATTGTCGTTGTTGTCAAACGTTCCTCCCAGTGATTCAAATCCGTAGACGAGGTTGATAAGACCACCACCTCCGCCACTTCCGCCGGAAGATTTTCCCTTTGCGGAAATCCAGTCCACAGACCATAACGCATAATTGGCACGTATATTTGTTATAGTGCTTAGCTTTGATTCATCATTTAAGTCAACATCATTTCCATCCTTATCCAGTGCGGTGAACAGATTGCTTATTCCGGCAGCGGTTTTAGGTTTGTCCGCATACCATTTGTCACCGTTAAATGTGAGTACGCTGCCTTTTGTAGCACCTGCCACACCTGTTATATCAGCATTTTTCTCCACGTCAAGCAACTGGTACAGGGCTACTGCACCTCCACCACCGCCTCCTGTTCCTCCATCAGATATACCTTTGGCAGACAGGAATCCCACAGACCACAGGGAATAATTGGCACGTATGGCATATATTTCCGCATTTTCATCATCCGGATTCACTTCATTCCCCTCTTTGTCAAGGGCAGTAAAAAGTTTGCTGGAAAGACCTCCCTTATTGGGCATACCTCTCCAGAAACTCCCGTCAAATGTAAGTACATAATCCTTTTCCGCACCGAGTACGGCATCCTTGGTATCATTAGGGCTTACATCTATCAATTGGTACATGGCAGCAGCACCCCCACTTCCTGAACCTCCACCACCCGGTGACACTCCTTTAGCGGACAACCATCGGGTAGTATATGCAGCACCTTCAATTACAAGTGCATCATTACCTTCATCCCAGTATAATCTTCTTCCCGCAATACGTATTCCCTTACGGAAGTCCTTTTCACCGAAAACTTCTTGGTCGCCCTTTATTGTGACGTAGTTATCCGAAAGGTATTTTTTCAACAAATCATCAAGAGTTACGGTAACATCACCACCGCCACCACCTTCACCGCCGGAAGAGAATCCCCATCGCTGGAGAAGTTTTTCCGTATATACGGCTATGTTGGTTGACAGCATATCTGTAACTTCGTCAATGACCGTATCATTAGACCTGCTTGAATCGGTATCGGAAGCACGCTTTAAAAAGGTGTTCTTGAAATCCTCTGCAAGTTCCTTCTGGTAATCTTCATATAACAGTGCAACAGTTTCCATTATTTGTTTATCTCTAAGCGTTCTTGTTTAAGTTCCTCCAGCTTCACTTTCGTTTCCTGTATTTTCTGTATGGTATCCGGGAAGAACATCTGCGGACCCATCATCGTATTGGTCTTTGCCTGTAACAGATGCTCAAGGAGATTATCAAACAGGTTCATAACCTTGAGCATCAAATCGAAATCGGAAGATTTTGCACCTTTGACGGGATAGAATCCTATAATAAGAGGACGGGAAAACGAATCCCGCTCATAAGAAACTAGGGCAATGAAATTGTCCTTGTTCTCCAACAGCCATTTCTGTGTAGGTACGGAAGTGGACGTACCCACATTAATCATGGGTGCGTACATTTCCTCACCTGTACGGGCTTTTACCTGTATTCTATCCCCGTCACTTTTTCCTGTAAGTCTGTAAAATTCAATCATCGTATAAATTCTAATTCGGTACTGGTTCCATTGGAATCCCACACATGGCGCAAGGCTCTTAAAAAATAACGGCTGGTATGGTTTGTTGTGTCATACCGTAGTATTCCGCGTATCGGATAAGACCTTTGGGAGCGTATATCCAAATCCTGATTAACCGTAGCTTCCACGGTTATTCCGAAAAACGCACGGTCAAAAACAGCGGTTTCCGCATCCACAATCTTGGTCTGCTTGTAATAGTAACGTGCATATTCGGGTGATTCCTGTTTAATGGGAACGCCACTGCTCCACTTCATATCGGTTATTCCCGAATTACGTATCTTGTCAGCCAGTTCGGGATTGGTACGGTTTATGTATTCAACCTTGGCTTCATCAAGTTCATACATATAGATAACTTTTCTGCCGTTTTCCTCACCGATTTCACTTACCTGCATTTTAACGTCACCCGTTTCCATATCCACGTCATAGGATGAACGAACCACAGCATTGGCTTGGTCTATATCCTCGGTAACGGAAACGCTTCTCATTATACGTGGACGGTTCCACCTTGTGTCGGAAAATCTCTGTACTTCGGAAGCGTTGACATTTTCCACTTTCAATTTGTCACCCTGCAAAGGATATACAAATGAAATCTCATCATTAATCGTATTCGCAGCCCTGTTTATATCCACGAAATAGAAGTATTCCGTACCGTCACGAACCTCCGTCCATATTGTGCATCCATAGGACTTTGCCAAAGATAACAAGAATTTCCAATCGGAGATATTTTTTTGATACCTAATATGTGTGGAAGTGAATGTTTCCCCTGCTTTTGCAGAGGGCAGCGATATTTCGCCCACTACCATACCACACTCTTCCACTATTCCGCGTATAAGGTTTTCCAACGTTATGGTTGTTCTTCCTTTGGCAAAAGGACGTTTGCTATTAGGGTCGGGATAAGTGAAATTATTGTAGGTGTCCTTTCCCATCTGGTTAAACGAGTACCCCATACATTCTACCCGGAAACGTATTTTACCGTTATCCGGACAGTCAAGGTATATACGTGTGACAGTGCCGGAGAAAACTTTCCGCACTCCTTTACCGTCACCATCGTAGTAACCACCGAAAAGGACAATCCACATTCCTAGGAACATACGGTAAATAAGGACATCCGCGTGCTTGTCAACTGTAAACGTCAGCTTGTTAATCAAATCCGCGGTTTCCTCATATACCACAGGATATGCGACACATTCCTCTATATCCATATAGGAAGCGAATTTATCGGCATTGTATCTCAATCCCTTGGAAGAGAACTTGTCATTACCTTGCGGACGGCTGTCACGTGGGTAAAGACGAATCTTAAACTGAGGTTGTATCGGTTGGAACATTGCTGTATTTTGTTGTTAGAATATCACTATCTCTTATTATCACTCTGGGAAGCCGGATAATATCACCCGTTTTCCAATCATCGGGCATACGTGGTGGGTTGTTATCCGCAATGTACGTCCACATATATTCAAGACCGTCACCGAAAATCCTTGCGGCTATCGTGTACAGATTTTCGTGAGCCTTTATAACGTAGTTGTACCACTCATAAGTTATGCTTTTATCCTTTACGGGATAATGCAAAACCTTGCCCCCCAAAAACTGGGAAACAAGGTTCTTAGTATTATAAAAATTAGGGCTTATCATTTTTCGGGTATCATTATATGTGTTAAACTCTGGTACTCAAACACTCCTATTTCCACATCCACCGTTGCCCTTATGGGCGTAAGGTCCGAATCGAACAATGTGTAATTTACAGGAGCGCTTTTCAAAACACCTTCCAAGTATATCGGACCCAGTGCGAACACAAGCGTAGCCGGTGGTCTGAACTGGTTCATTGAAACAACTCCTCCCTGTGCGAATTTGGGGGTTTCCTCATTATCCACTGGTGCTGGATAGAGGAAAGACTGTAACAGTTCCACTTTGTCAAGCACCCCTCTCTCATGCGCACGTGTACGGGAATACGCTCCCGAACTGGTCCACTGGAAAGCGTTCTTGTTGGTACTGGTTCCGTCAATCTGGTCGGCAAGAACATCCGGACGGAAAGTGGCAATATGGCTTTGCGGAGTATCATCCAAAAACAATTGGAAACTTATTATCCGTTCACCCCCATTGCTCCAGTTATAATCGTTGTACGGTAATCCGGCATAAGGACGTACCTCATATTCGGTAGACTTATTGTCGGATATGGTCTGTGGGTTGAACTGGAAGAAATAACCTTTTTCCCACAGGCTTTTTTTCAAATCCTCGGAACTGATTATTATCCCACGTGTAAGCGTGTAACCTCTGTGGTTTCTTCCGGCATCACCCGAAAAAGCATTTGACGTTCCACTCCGGAAAAGGGAGTAGAACGGTCTGAACATTGTAGATGAAAATATTTCCGGCATTATACACCTCCTCTTATTCTGTTATCACGTTGAATATCACTAAGAATACGCCTTATCTCCTGTGCAAGGCGTCTTTCATCAATATTCTCCCCCTTTTGGACAATAATCTGTACCGCCCCATTTCCCAATACTACACTCTGGTTTTCAGTAGTGTTCTGACTTACAGGTGGAGTTCCTGAAATAATCGGGTTAGGTGTAGGTACTGAATCCGTAGGAGTTACAGAATTTCCACCCCAAGTATAGTCACCAAAACCATGCTTGTTTGCCAAATCACGGGCAGCATCAGCAATATCCCTGTTAGTGTTCCGTAGAAAATCAGTGTTTCTGAAAAAATCCACCGCACCGATAGCAGGGTTAAGAGTTCCTGCCGCCCATTTTACCATAGGCATGATAAACTTGTTTATCTTACCGATAGGGTTTATGATGTTTTCCCTCATCCACTTTACAACAGAGTTGTTCTTAAATGCATCCCACATGGCATTTATATTGGGGATAAGACCTTTCACCGCTTCGGAAACAGGGTCTATGACGTAATTGATAAAACCGTCTTTCAATCCTTGCCACCCGATTCTTACTTGGGTAAACAACCATACAAAGGAGTTCCAAACAATCTGTATGGATTCCTTTATTCCGGAGAAAATACGGTTTATGAAATTCCTGAATTTCTCACATTTTGCGTACAGAACCGTAAATGCGGTTGTAGCCAGTATTATCCAGCCTACGGGATTGGTTGCATTTAGGGCAGTCCATACGGCTGTTATTATAGCCGGGAGATTTCTCAATATCGAAACGACAAAGAGAAGCGAACGTCCTATACCGCCTACGAATTTTCCTGTGGCGGTTATTTTCATTATGCTGAGTAACGTGTCAAGGGCTGCTTTGAATCCTGTCTGTGTAACAATACGGGAGATAAGTTTCAATCTGCTCCAAAATGTTGTAAGGTATTTACCCAAGGTAAGAGTAACCCCACGTTTTCCACCAAATAACGGAATCGCCATCAGTGCGGCACGGAAAGCCTTTACGGAAGCAATGGCAGCATTGCTTATGACAAACACACTCTTCAAAGCCTGATATGCGATAAGCAATTTAAGAACTGTCTTTATTTCCTCCTTGTATGTTTTGAAAAATGAAACAACCCGTAGTTTCCAAAACTCCAATACGACTACAAGTGTCCTCATTCTTTCGACAAAGGTTTCACTTGTACCGAAAATAAAGTTAACCGCCTGTTTAGCCTGTCTGCCCAACCATACCATTATATGACCGATTTGCCGGACAACCCAGCCGAGAACTATGCCCACACCTTTTCCGTACTGTACGATACTTTGGTAATTTCGTGCGAAAGCATCAGCCACGGATTTAAGAGCGCCCACAGTTTGCCCGTAAAGACTGTTAGGGTCATTCGGTTTTCCCACAATACCCGTGAGGAATCCCTTCATATTGGCATTTAACCTTTTCATTTGGTCTTGTATTGTGAGAAAGTCGTTTTTGATTAGTTCCTGCAATCCCTTATGTTGCTTTACGAAATTAAGCACTGCCTGTTGGCGCTGTATAGTGTTGGCACGATATTTTTCAAAGTACCTTGTTGACCTCTGTGTCATTAGACCCATATCAACTAGAGCCTGCATATTTCCCTGTATTCCCTGTGATATGGCGTTTGCGAACTGTGCATAGGATTTTCCCGTAGCATGAGCCGCCTTGTTTATAAACTCGAAGTTCTCCCCTACTTTCACTCCCACAGCCATAAGAGAGTTCATGCCTCGTAGCTGGTCGTCAACGGAGAAGAACGACTGTCCTTTTATAAGTCTGTTCTGAGCCGCCTCCATAGCTTTCATGGTGGAGAGGATGCCACCGAAGCGGAGGGAATTTTCCCGTAATGTGTCAACGTACTTCTCGGCATTAGTCCTTAAAGCATAATAGGCTGATGCCAGCGTAAGCGTAGCACCAGTCAATCTCACCAATTTGTTTACTGTACTTTGGGCTATGGTAATTCCGAAATCATACGTGAATTGGGAATTGTTGCCCGATGTTGCTCTAGGTATTGCCATAACTATTTTTCTTCATTTTGTTTTTGTTCCTTTCTGATAAGGTCCATTTCCATGCGGAATATTTTATCCCTTTCCTCAGAATCCATACACATTATACGGGAATAGTCCTGACCCAGACGTTTCATAAGAATATATGCCTTTGACGTTAAATCGTACTGATTATCCTGTTCCTCCGCAGTTTCTCTAGGTAAAAAAAGAGCACCCTTTTGCATAGCCCATTGGGTAAACTGGGGGTACTCTTTATGCCAAAAGTGATAATCAGACGGAGAAAACGTCATTCCGAGAAAAAATTGCTCACGTCCATTACCATAGGAATCTCACGGGCTTCCGAGCAACCGCAAGGCTCGTAATAGGCAAAAGGTAGAGTAGGAAGATATTCCATCAATTCATTTCGGATAGTTCTCAAGTCAATACCATCCAGATACTCGTTGAACATCTTGAGTCCGTAGTAGGTATGAAATTCAGAGGGGAGCACGTCAGTTACTTTTCCCTTTTTGTCCACACACTCGATTCTTTCAAGACAACTCATTGCTATACGCCGCCAAAAACCTATGCTATCAGTAAAATATTTCTCGTGGTTTATGGCATCTTCAAGCAATGGAGGTCTGAACACGAAGCGGTTGTATGTACGCTCGGTTATGCCTGCATACTCTTCTCTTGTTGTAATCTTCGGCAGTACGGGAGGACGGAAACCCCGTTTCAATTTAACTGGAATCTCATCGTAGTTGGTCATGGTTTCCATTCTTTCCTTCACTTCCGGCAGATAATCAATTTTGTCCAAATCAATATCCGCAAGCAGACGTTTTCCGCAATACTTGCAGATTATTTCCTGTTTTGGAAAGAAAGATACCCACACCCTTCTGTGAATCTCAACCATAAGGGTATTGATTTCGGACATGGGTAACTTTCTAACGGCACTCGGAATAGTAACAGAGCCTTCTTCAAGATACTTCTTGCGTACTTCGGCTCCAATCTGAATGTTCCCTATACTTTTTACGGCTGCGGAAACGACATTCCCCTGCCAAGTATAGGGTTTTTCAGATAATCTTTTCAAAAATATCTTTTCAGCAACACCATTAGTCGATAACAGTTCTACGTTTGTATGAATCTCACCGTTGATTCTTAATCCTACGGGCAGTTCAAAGAATAAATTTTCCATATTACGATTAGTGTTTTTAAGTTAGTTACTATTTACGCACCTACTGGAATAATATCCCAGCCATCACAGGTAGCTCCGTAGGAAACTGTGAATTTCTCTTCGCTGGAAATATCGAATGTAGGATAATTTGCGGACAGGAATCTGAACCCCTCGAATACGATAGTGAACACTTCCTTTCCGTTGTGCATCTTGACAGCCTGAACAGGCAATTTAAGTCCGTTTTCAATCATCTGGTTTACCAGTATTTCCAAAGCACGGTCAGTAACGTTACCTTGGTATGAACGGGTAAGCGTCATTTCTCCGTAATCTGTCAACTGTGTGGAGAACTTGTATTTACGGTTTGTTCCTGCATCCACGGTTTCTACCGTACCCGACTGTTTCTGCATACCTTCCAAAGTTTCAAAGATAGCATCACTCATAATGCCGGGAACAGGAATGTTCAAGTACCACCCGTTGGCTACATATACATCTTGTGGTTTCTGTGGTTTCATATTATTCCTCCGTTTCCGTTGTTGTTAATACACTGTCATTTCTTAACAATGAGATATGGACACTTTCCGTACATTCGGTAGGAATCCACAAAATATCAATGTTAAGCAATTTTCTGTCCTGAGTATTGGGATTGTTGCTCTTGTCACAGATACCTTGGTATGCAGTGTCAAAATCAACGCTTCTTTCCAAAGCACCGTTATCATATTCGGTCTTGAAGAAGTTTCTGGCTTCCACAAGAGCCTCACGTTTAAGTTCGGGAGTATTCGGTTTCTGTTCCAAGAAACGCATCTTGGAATTAAGTGAACGTACATAGTAGGAAGTCTGCAATCTCACATGAATACTCTTGTACAAATCATTGGTAGAATAAGTACGGGAACTTCCAATGTAATACCCTGTATTCTCAACGTACTGGATAATGTTACATGAGAACTGTTGAACCAGCTTATTAATAACCGTCTGTGACAGTCTTTGCGGAATCATCTCCATAACATTGTTGAACAGGGAGTCAATTCCTGCTGGTGGAATATGGATAAAGTCACCCTGCAAATAAGGAGTACGGATAAATCCTGCACCCAATACAGGACCCATTACAGGAATCATAACAGGGTTTCCGCTATCATCCGGAACCGTACACCATTCCATATAGCTACACAAGTAACTGATGCCCGAAGTCTGGAACTCCATAGCGTACAATTCGGCAGTACCTTCATCGGCATTTAACGGCAAATTACAGATACCTATGGCGTTTTTCTGCTCCTTACAATAAGCATGAAGAACTTTAGCCATAGAAAGTGAATGGTATTCAGTTACTCCGATAATCTGAACATCGAATCCGTCAAACGCAGCAAGACCCGTAGGACTGTCCGTAGTACCTCCCGGCTTGTAATCGTTCTCCGTGATTTCACCGTCAACACCGTTTGCAAGTTTGGCAACAAATGTCTTATCCTCACGCACCTTTACAGCAGCACCTTCCACAGCGGTAATGGCACGGCTGGTAAGTGTCAGTTTTGTCGCTGAGGATATTGCCGAGATAGTACCCACAAGTTTTCCATTGGTATCATACAGAACGTTTCCGGCTTTCAATGAAGTGAATGTGGTTCCCGAACCTGTAACTTCATTGCTTGAAGTATTGGCGGTTACAGTGCCGGTTACATCCTTGAACTTCATTTTTTCAATTTCACCGTTGAAAGTAACAGTAACATATTTGCTCACTTTGTTTACTGCATCCTGAATTTCAGCCAATGTTCCGTAATTGTACTGTTCGGGAGTATTGGTCTTGTATTGTACGATAAGAGAGAACATATCTCTTACCAGTGACCCGTAGGAATACAGGGTAACAGTGATTCCGTTAGCCCATGCTCCGGGGTCTGGAGTACCTTTATAGGCAGCATTAACCACCATAGTTACCGAAGAACCCGAATCCAAATTCACAGTAGCCGTAGCAGCCTTTGCGGTCACAGCCACCATTCTGGCAAGGTAAAGGGTAACAGGTGCATCCCCTGCTTCATCAAAGATACTCTTAACAATACGAGGTCCATAAAAAGCATCATTCTGTCCTCCGAAAATCACATTGAAATCTTCCATAGATGTAATCTTGGTAGCCTTGAAAGCACCACCACGATTAAATTGTCCGGCAAGACCAATGTTTCTCTTGGAAGCATCTCTAAAAGGGGAAACACCATTGTTTACACCCTCGGTAATTGTTAAACCTACGTTTGCCATTTTTCTTGTTTTTAAAATTAATTATCTATTTAAAAATCACTCCTAGGACAACTCCCAAAAGTGTTGCACCAACTCCCACTTTATACAGGTTTCTCCTGTACCGTTTTTTGTTATTAGTGATTTGTTTGTGTAAATCATCCGATAAAGCGGTGGTTTCCATGTACTTTTTATCAGTAATGGCTATAATAGAATCCTGTTTTTCAATAATACTGTTCTGAAAATAAGAGAGGGAATCAGAAATAGCTAAATCCATCTGGAGAATTTTGTTAGTTTCCTCCAAATGGATAGCCTTATTTATTGTACGATTAATATCAATGAGTTGCTGTCGGGTTATTGCCAGTAGTGTGTCGGGTCCGAGATGAATCAATCTCGGATAAGTAGTCTGAGAGAAACCTAATATTGTACTCCCAATCACCATTAGCAATAGCAGAATCCTTTTTCTCATATTCCTTCAAGATTATTTCGATTTGTTGCTCCAAGACTTCACGTTGCCCTTTCAAGAGAACCATTTCAGCCTCGAATTTAGCTACATCACCTTTAAGCTCTTGAATAGTATCATTCAAAACCTTTATTTTCTCCAAGTATTCCTCATAGGTTATCTGTGGAGAACTGGAGGTAACGCTACTCTTTGGCACAAATATAATAAATATAAATGCACAAACAGCCAATGCAGCCAAAAATAATATCACAACTTTCTTATTTTTCATCTTTTCCGAAATAGTCGTTTATTGATTCGATAGCTTCTACGAGTGAATCTTCAAACCTTTTGTTAGTACGGTGGGATTGAAGTTCCTTAACATCCTCTTTATTGTCCTGAAACAACCATTCAATTAATACACCCATATAGCCGTTCCCCATAAGAACGGTAAAATTTTCCTCGAAATCCTTTTCAAGATTGGTAGGCTTGTACATTCTGACTTTAAATTCGGGGAAGTCTTTTTTGAACTTCTCGATAATAAAGTCAGCGCATACGTCAGATTTGGTAACACCCTTGCTTGTATATACAGCGATTCCACGTGCGTTCATCCATTGAGAACCATTTCCAGCCGCATTATTATGCAAGGATAACAACAGTTTGGGCTTGTCAGATTTCAGACTGGAAGCGAAATTTTTCCGTTTGGAAAGACCCGGTTCATTTTCAGAATCGGTAGTCTTGTAAACTTCATATCCCATTGCCTCCAATATTACTTTCAGTTCTCTAACTCTGTCACGGCTCCATCGGTATTCCCTATGCACACCATCGGGAGAGCGCTTACCCGGAACATCCTCACCATGAGCAGGGTCTAAAATAATCGTAATGTTCTTTTTCATTATCATACTCCAAACACTAGTTTTAATATGCTGATAACACTTGAACCGAATAATCCCGACAGTAAGGAAATAATGCCTAAGAAAAGAAACAGTGATAATCTTGGATTCTTGATAAGGAGTTTAACCCTATCAAATAGTTCCCTGTTACCATACACAGGACAATTGTCCATATCTTTTTTATACTTGGTTATAGCCTCAAGCACACTGTCAAGTTTCCTGTTTGTTTCAGAAAGACTTCCCTGTAACTCCTGCTGACGCTCGGCAAGACCCTTTACGGAATCCTGTACCAAATGGGCGAGTAAGAGAAGTTTTCTATCCTGCGGATTATCTTTCTCACACATTACTTCCAAACTGTCGATAATCTTATTCATTGTTCTATATGGAGATTATTAAAGTCCGTGGGAATTACCATATCTTTGGGCACAATCGTGGTTTTACCCGGAAGAAACACATAGATTTTTCCATTATGTGATAGTTCAATACGGAAATTTCCTCGGTTATGAACCGTTTTGTTCTTTTTCTCCTGTACCGACTGAACCTCGTTAGTATCCTTTTTTCCCATAATAGTTACTTTTTATTTCCAAATATACTACATTATTTCTATACAACAAATTCCTAAAAGATAAAAATATCCGGATTGTTTAAAACAAACTCGTTATATTCATTTTTGATATTTTCTATCTCTTCGTCACTAAGTCCTCCCAACCTCAGATACGGAACAAAAGAGTACCAGTTAGGAGCTTCACCAATGGAAGCCTCAACACCTCTTGTGTTGTCCGATGGTACGAAACAGCACTGCCATTGTTCCGTCGGGATTGAATCCGGCATTTCCGAAGAAAGGGATTTTGTAGGTTCTGCAATCTTTTGCTGATTGAAGTTCAATCTCCATTTTCCTGTGCTTCCGTTTGTACGCAGCAGCACTAGCATGGGCTGTTTTTGCCCACTGTAATCTGTCAAAAAAGTCTGGATAGGCATCTTTCCAATAATTTATTAAGTTAGACATATTGATGTTCTTGAAACTACCGTTCATTCCTGCCCAAGAACGTTTACATTCAAAGAAATCGGAAGAGCGCTTCAACTCAGAAAGCCTGCTTTCGATTTCTTTCCTGTTCCGTTTCCGAAGTTTTCTATGCGTAGTACCTATTCGGACACCTAAGAAGTCCACCATATTCTTATCAGAAACTTTGTGAATACTCCAGTTAGGTTTTACAGTCTGTCCACCTTCTGTAACTTTCTGCATATAGTAGGTAACAGCACTCCTAACAGTCTGTTTATTGTTACTAATAAATATTGTATCATCACAGAACCTCAAATAGTCGCACTTGAAATTCCTTACAATAGAGTAATCAATATCCAGAAAATTAATATGACCCAAGATATTAGACGAGATATTTCCCAGTACAACATAACCCAATGACAGGAACTCCTTGGATAAGGAGATAACCCATTTGTCTTTTATGTACTTGCACAGGATTCTGATTATTGTATCCGGATTACAGGTAGGATAATATTGTCTTATATCAGCAGAGCCTACAAACACATCATCTTTCTGTCTGCGGATTTTATTTATAGCATGCAGTCTACATTTATGTTGCCCCAGTCCTTTTATAGAACCGTAAACATGCCCTCGTTGTAACTTGGGCATGAATACAAATTCTAATATATCGGCTAGGAGTTGGTCAACTATCCTATCTCTAGGAGTAGCGGAATGAATAACCCTGATTTTACCGCTGTCCAGTTTCTTAAACACATAATAGTCACCATGCTTGTACGTACCGTATTTCAAGTCATTGTACAAGTCTTGGAGATTCTTTGATATATCAGCGTCAAAGTCTTTCCATTCCTTACGGAGATGTTTGTTCCAATGGGAAGATTTAGAGTGCATATCCTCAACAATAGCAATCAGTCTTTCCATAGACAGGAACTTCTTTTTCAACAGACCAACTTTTTTCATAAGTTCTACGTAGTTACCACCCCAAGGGCTTTTCGGACTTACTCCAACTACTAAAGTTGATGCCTACTAGGCGGTTAAAGGCAGCGAAAAGTTTCATTTGGCACTTGCCAAGATGAACAGCCATTCTAATTTTTATTCTAAAACAAATGTTTATCTTAACTTTCATATTCTATGTGTCCGAACCCGATTGTTCACGTTCCGATTAGAAACCGCATTGTTCAAGTTCAGAGCGAACAAGCCGCAAATAGCGGCGTTGTTCGCATTAGCACCCACAATCGGGAAGGCCATTCACCTCGTGTTCGCTCATATCTTGCGTATTTATATTGTTATTACTCCAAACCCTATTAATTTGTTCTCAAGGAGAACCTATTTTTTCAACGTAGCCCGAACCCGACCGTGCACGTACCGATTAGAAACCGCAGCGTCCAAGACCAGAGCGAACAAGCCGCAAAGAGCGGCGTAGGACGCAAAAGCACCCACAATCGGGATATTGTTGTCGCCTTGAGTGTTGCACCCCCATTGTCCATCGCAGAAACAGGTAGTGCTGCTTCCATTGTTGACTAAGGGAACAGGGTACATTCCGTTTATTTTCTTGATATAGTTACCTTCCGTAAGATTACGAGCCACTTCAACCTTATCTTCAAACTTGGTAGCGTCATTTGCATCCACGGTAGCTTTTACAGAAGCAACTTCTGGGTCACGGGTAAAATAGAGATACCGTTTTCCGTCAACCAGCTTGGTTATACCACCGAAACAACGTATCCAAGCATCACCATGCAAAAGGTTCTCACACCACCATAGCTTATAAGGTTTAAACTCGAAATTTTCCGAAGCCACTTCACCAGCAACAGTATTACTGTATCTTGTGGCTGTAACAGTCCATTGTCCGGTAGCCTGATGTTTGGAATCCAAAAGACCATTCTTGAACCGCCCGTAGGTATCCTGACCGGTAGTCATACCCGGAAGATTGGCCTGTATATCTCTTGTCTGGTACTTAGCAACCGCCAACCATGCAAGACAAACGTTCTGCCACCAAGTATATCCTAGCATATCCGCAGAAGTAGCTGAAAGAACATTGCAGAAATCCTGAACAGACTGGTTATTTATAACCTGATAATTGCTGCAAGTCTTTATTTTACCACCCTCTACATATTGGTTATATCTGGGCATGAGAATACTTTCGTATGGAATAAATCTGTGATAACCGCACGGTGCTTCCTTATCCAGATTGAAGAATACTCTTGATTTCTTATTGATAGCATCATAGAAATAAGAGATATTAAAATTAATCATTTCCGCGCCTTGAAAATAATTGGCATCCTCCAAATGACTTGCAGAACCGTCCGCACGTAACGTTACATCATCTTGTAAATAGGCAAAATCAGTACCGTCCAATTTTTTCTCACAAGGTTTATTGGCAGCTTCCCATTTAGCCATAAAGTAATCATAATATGGCTGGTTTATGATTGTGACAGCAGGGTCAGCCTGTGACGAATCCTCTTCATCCCCATATTCAATAGCGAAATAACCTACATCGGCAAGGGCTACTTTGGAAAGTTCGTCAAGTTTGCCGGACAATGCTGATTCGGCAGCTTTTGAACGGGTAATCTCGTCATTGATACTTTTAGTAATTGTAGTATCATCATAGTTTGCCAATCCTGCAAGTTTTTCTTTCTCTGCGGTTGTGAAGTTATTGTCCGTATGCACATAGTTTTTATCCGATACGAAATTTCCGTCATTATTAAGCTGGGAAAGTTTTGTAGGTATCTTTGCGGTGATTTTGGATTCCAGTGCAGCAAGCATGGCAGCAAGATTTTCCGTATCAGTGACACCCTCCAGAAATTTCTTAACTTCATTGAATGAATCAATAACCTCATTAGGATTCTCGTTAACCAGTGTATTGATGGTTGACTGCAAGGATGCCAGACTTTTCTTTACCTCAGTGTCATTATAGTTAGACAGACCTTCCAGTTTATTCTTGAGTGCAGTGGTGAAATCTTCCGTGGAAAGCTGTTTTCCCTCAACTTTGTCTACTTTAGAAGCAAGATTCTGGGTAATTTGGGTTCCTGTGGGAAGTCCTGCAAGTTTTTCTTTTTCGGTAGTCGTATAGTCATTTGTAGACAACCCTTTTCCTGATTCCTTAGGTTGGTAGTTCTGGGAAATGAACAGTTTTATCTTAACCTCAAAATCAGAGATTGCCGTAGTTATTGATTGGCTTACAGAAGAGGACATTTCGGAAAGCATACCTTCAAGAGTGTCCGTTTCGGCAATCCCACTAAGAAAAGCAACAATCTCGTGGAAACGGTTAATGACATTATCCGCATCGGCTGTGTCCGAAATAAAATCAGTGAAGTCCTTGGAAAGTTTGCTTATGGAACTTGACAGTGTACCTTCCGCTTCTGTGGCACGAGTTATTTCATCAGTAATCATCTTGACAATATCCTTAGCTGCCAAGGTAGCAAGAAACTGCTTTTCCTCCGCAGTAAAGTTTTCATCAGAGAGTGCCTTTCCAGCCTCCTGTTCCACTTTTGCATTAATGGCGGATATTATCTGGTTAAATTCGTCCGCTGTGAACTTGTCACCTGTCTTTTTACGTAAATCTAAGTGCATGGTTATTCTAAATTTAAGGGCAGGGTGTACGGGAAACCCTCACCCGGATTAATGATAATTTCCTCCTCAAACATCTTACTCCGCAGGATAATAGCTTGTACAAGTTCCACCTCTTTAGGTTTGACAGCATAAATCCACGGTTTCAATGTAAACTCATAGTTCATCTCATACACTCCGTCAGTACGTGGAATATCAGTAGGTCTTACGGTATAGAGAACCACATCACCCACTTCATCACCATCCACCACTTTTTTATTGAACAGAAATCCTGTCTGACTAACAAATGTAGAGTTGAAATAATCCTGTATGGCTAGAAACTCGTTATAACTCTTTGATACAATGCTAACGTCATAACGAAATTCCATGCGTACTGGTCTGCGGTACAGGTATCCTGTCAATTCAGAGAAACCCTTTCCGCCAAAATAAGTTTTCATATCCACAAACCAATCTCTGCTAGGCACAGGCGTATAGTCCATTATGGCGATACACGGATAAATCTGATTCTCCTGTTCCTCCACGTAGTCAAAGCTGGACTTTCTAGCATACCTAGACAACAGGGTGATACTTTTGTCGCCTACCATAATTTTCAGATTATGGAATTGCCGGAAAAATTCGCTGTGGGTCTGTCGGATAGATGTAAGCATAACTATTTTTTATAACCTATGTTGAACTTCTTGATTAAAAACTTAATCGCTGTATCATAAACAAAAACAGCCGCAAAATAACTTGCAGCCAAAGTCTGTACTGGTATATCAGTGTACATTCTGAATATCAAAAACATAACAGCACCGTTTCCGAAAGTAATTACTCTTTTCAACCATGTGGGAACCTTGGCAGCACCATTAAGGTAATCCACCAGCTTAATCAGAAAGTACGTACCTATGATAACGGAAAATATGTACTCCAGATTGAACACTTTAAATATTCCTTCAAAAAGTAAATCCATTATAGTTTCTTTTTATATTTACCACCATGTTTCACTACAAATCGGGCTATGGCATTTTCTGCACGGGAGAAAGCGTCATTTTTCTTTGCTCTCCTGTCATTCTCCAGCACTTGTTTTCTTTCAGCAGCAGACAACCCCTCAGATTTGGGTCTTTTATTCTTATTTCTGCCCGATTCCCCGTAGTCGGCAAAACGTTTATACCCGCGTTTCGCTTCCATATCAAGTATCCTGGCACGTTCTTCCTTGGAGATGAACTTGTCGGTAACAATAGGTCCGGTGGTTTTACCCAACTTGTCATTAAGCACCTGTACAAATTCATCACCCGGCTTGCTGGAAGATTTCTTGGGAGAACGGACACCCTTTTTTCCTACACGACGGGTATATCCTTTTACGGTAATCCACTCACCTTTCTTATTCTTCCTCCGATGTTCCTTTATTGTTACTTCTGCTGCCATGTTTACTGTCAAATTTACCAGTTTTAAAAAAAGATAGCATCTTGTCTTTGGCGTCACTTTCAAAATCACGAAAAGTATTCCGGAAAATTGGTCTTGGGGGTATGTGTCTATCCTTAGTACCATATTCCTGCACTATGGCAAGCTGCAAATTGGTTAACTTACTGTCCTCACGTGGAGTGTCCTCCACAGAAACAACAGTTCCTTCACGATAGATTGAATCCACCAGTTCGTGAGAGTTAATCCACGGAACGTCACTTCCTTTTCTCTCAATGGTAGATTGGGCAAGCTCAAAACCGTAATAGTTGGTTTCAATATTTTCAATGACCTGTTCCTTGAACTGTTCGGCAATTTCCTCACCTACACGTTGCATATCAGAACGAAAGTCCTCTACTTTAGGTTTCTTAAAACCCGGTGGAGGACGAAACATTGATTTCGGTAATCTGGGAAGTCTTGCCATAATCAGTATTCATTATCTTGGTAATATTCATAAATATCACGATACCAGCTCTTGGTTTTTCCACGTGGTCCACCCACTTGGTTAAGGGCATCCTGTATCTCGTTACGTTCACGATAAGCCGGTGGCGGAGTGGATTCCTCACGGGCTATCTTCTGAATATCCGGATAGCGTGGAACTTTAGGCCAAGGATGATTCAAGTCCTTATTTGTTTCTGCCATCTTTCATTTTCCATTTAGCCGGAAGCATATCGGTAGCACCTAATGCTCTGGCACGTTTCATAATATGATGTTTTACCAACTCCGGACTTTTAGCCCTGCCATAAGAAGAAATAGCGTTAGCCAAATCCCTTTTACTTGCAATAGGATAGGAACCATCCGGAAGCGCATCTCCTTTTGAAGCCAGTTTATCACGTTGTTTCGTACTGAAATCCTTTGCACCACGAAAAGCGGACACCTTATCCTTACGGGAGTGCCGCCTTACGACAGAAACTTTGTTCCGTCCTTTTCTTTTATGAGTTTTTACCTGTACCATTTTATCCTCCTTTCAAGTCGTCCTTAACGAATATCTGCAAACCAACGCAGCTACCGTAAAGTTCTTCCAAATAAATAATCTTATCAATGACTTGAACATGACCTTCAAAGTGAATCTTGGTTTTATTCCAATTGAGATGATAATCACCCAGTTTAGGAACAAGTTGCTTAGGCGATAGATAGACAATGCCGTTAACTTCTTTGGGTAGACCATATTTCTCACGGGTGCGATTTGGAATTTCCTTTTCATATAATGCTCTGAATGTATAGCTTTCAGAAGTTATTCTATCACTGTCACCTACAAAAGAATCAAAATCGAAAACATCATCCTCAGTCGTTTTCTTAGTCACAGAGATAATATCCAATCTTACCTCATAAGGAGTCTGTTGTAATTTCTTGTAGAACTCCTGCTGGTATTTAAAAAATCTGGCTCTGGATATAAGCATAAGAATACCTTTTATGGTGTCTTTGATAAAATTCCTCTTGATAAAGGAGATAAAGTAAAGGGATAGCTATCAAAGTATTCACGGAAATCAAGCTCTCTCTGCAATTGTATGTAACCCGGAATCACATTGTCCTTGCGTAGAGAATAATCTCCGAAAGTTTCCTCAAGCAATCCTCTCAAATAGAGCATGAGTTTGTACCAAAACGAATACCTGTCACCCCACGTATTATCAGAACCCACACGGTTGAAGTCCTCATAGAAATACCCTTGGGAAGTATCTTCCGTAACAGTAAATACAGAACCTATCTGAACTGTGGTGGAAGTAGGAGATGAATTGCCGTCGGAACCTGTATAATCAGAGCCATCAGTAAAAGTTTGCCCGATAGCGTTTGCAGCGTTTTCATACAAACGTCTTTTATCAACCAAATAATAGGAAACCCATATAGCCAAGTGTTTCTCGCTAGGGCGTTTCAGTTTTCCTATAAGTTCGTCATTTATTTCCTTGTCACAGATGTCAAGTACCTTAGCATAGTACCATCTTATCATTTCCACAATCTCCGAATCAGAAAAGAAGTATCTTCTGAAAGCGGTAAAGTCCTCTGTAAGTTCCTTATTTACTTTGATTAGTGAATTAGCCGGTTCCTGTCCTCTAAAATACGGAGTATATGCTACGATTATTCCTTCTTCGATAAGTTTGTCCATTACATCTTCCATAGTAGGGTATTCATGGAAAATGATTTCTACGATAATTTCCTTCGATGATTCTTCTGTTTCTCCCTCTGCTACTTTATACAAGGTTAGCTTTCCCTTGACTGGTTCTACGTTCGGGTCAGAAATTTCCGGTTCAAAACTAGGGTCAATTTCAATAAAGTTCCCGCTCCCTATCTGTTTGATAGCGAAAGCAGGAATAATGAAGCGGTCAAAGGTAAGCTCCCTAACCGCTTTCATTATTTCATTCAAAGTAACTTTAGACTGGGCCATGATTATTTATTAGCGTCTGTAACCTTTGCGACTGTTAGTTAATATAGCAGCCACATCTTCGGGAACCTTATGTTCCTTGTCTTTTCTCAACTGGTAGTGAGTACCGCCAACCCAAGCATCAATATCTTCAAGGGCATAAAATGCAACACTCTTTGCAGATTTCTTGATTACGGTAACTTCCTGTTCAGTGTCTACTATTGCTGATGTGATTTCTTCTGGATTATTTTTTGCCATGATTGATAAAATATTTAACTGTTACTAAATGGGCAAAGCCCCTCTGTTATACAGAGAGAGCTTTGACAATATTCTTTTCTTCAATGATTCCGGTTCCCCAAATACCATACCAGCCAAGAGTATGTTTACGTCCCATATCGACAACGCCATCGTCACGTAGTTCAACATCAAGAGCCACACCCCATGCGTATGCGTTTTCTCCAAAGAATACGGCTTCATAGGCTTCTTGAATAGAACCTCCACTACCGTATTTGGTCTTGATTTGCTCAGCGTTCAAGTGGGGCATCTGAGTTGTTTCAATAAAGATAACACCCTCATACATACCAACCTCACCGATATACAACTGTCTACGCCCCATATAGGTATTGGCATTAATCCAATCGGGGTCGTCACGTAATTGACGGAGCTGGTGCGGAGATGCGATACAAACATAATAATCGCCATTGATTCTTGGAGAATCATTTGAAGCCAAAATTTCTACGGCATCCTTAACTGTTTTTGTAGTGAATGCACTAGTCGTAGTCATTTCTGCCAATGACTTGGCTGTACCTCCGTAAACCACATTTGAAGTCTTTAATACTGTATCACGGAATTGAGTATCCAATACTCTAGCCATGTTATTTGCCAGAAGTTTGGAAGCGTCACCCAGTACGTCAAGCATAGAAGTACGCAATAGGTATTCTGTAACCTGTACCGCATTACCTTGCTCTTTAACGGGAACAACAATTTCCGATGTACTCATTCCTTCCGGTGTCAGAACATCATTTTCCTCAAGTTCTCCACCACCTTCAAGATTATCATATTTAACGAATACAATGGCTTTTCCTCTTACCGCCTGTAAGTCACGTTTGATTTTGGCGAATTGCAAGAAACGCAAACGAGGCTGTGCCTTGTACAAAACCTCACGAGAATAGAAATCACGGACTGCCTGTGGAATAGCCACATAACCGCCTTCATTTACTCCAGCCGATGTAGTATCACCAAAGAACAGGAATCCTAATGTTGCCAATAACATTGGCACTAATACAAATAGAATTGACATAATCTTTACTTGTTAATTTAAACTGTTTATTATAACTGAGTAGGACCTACACCTCCATAAGTGGCACGAAGTTCTGCCTCAAGCTGTTCTCTGCGAGCAGCAAATTCAGACATTGGCATATTCTTTACGCTTGTAGGACCTGAAACTTCTGGCGCTTCTCTGCGTGGAACTGTCGGTGCAGGAGCAGCAGCCGGTACAGGGCTTGGAGTTGGTGATGCAGCCTGTGCACGGGCTTCATTCTCTTTCCGCATCTGTTCTGCAATAAGTGGGTCAACAACAGGTTTCTCACTGTGCAATACTGCTGCGGAACTAGGACTTGGATATTTGCTGCGTAACTGGATAGATTTCTCTAAGGAAGCATCCAATTCCTGCTTGGAATTACCCTCTACAAGTTCTGGAATACACTCATTGATATGCGCCTGAATAATTGAGTTCCGATATGCTTCCAATTCTTGCTTTCTCTGTTCCTCGGAGTTTTGAATAACAGGGCTGATTACCTCAGATACAGTATTTTTCAAGGAGGTTTCCAAATCTTCACGTGTAACGAATGTACCACGCAACGCTTCTACGATTTCCTTGACATTGACTCCAGCACCACTACCTTGTGAATCCGGAACCACTTGTACCTTACGTAAATCTTCCAGTTGATTCTTTAAAGACTCAAACTGGGAGTACAACTTGTTTTTCTCAACTTTAGATACAGCCTGCATGAACTTCTGCAATTCGGGGGTATCTCTCACTACATAAGTAATACCATTAATTGTAACACTTTCTGGGATGCTTACGTTTCTTCTTTCTTCTTCGTTCATTTTTTCTACGATTAAAAAGTAACAATTAGATTTCTACTACTTAATAAGGTTATCTTTCAGAACATTATTACCGTTGCCCTTTACAGTGGCTTGGGTCATTTGTTCTCTACTAACCAACGGTGCGCTAGGCGTACCCGGATTGACGAATTTTTCGCCAACCTGCATACCCTTATTTTGCCCGATGTCATGTAATGCTTCGGGGTTTTTAGGGTCTAATGTTTGCAATCCTGCCATAACATTTGATTTTTAAAATGAAACAATTTGTTATTTTATTACTGATAGCGTTCAAAAGTAGGAATTATTTCTAAATTGACAAAATAAAACCTACTTAAATTAATTCCTAGAACTCTTCACTGCCTTGTTCTTCACCAAATTCATCCGGAGTTTCATCAACGTTTTCCTCATTACCCGTACTTGGGGCTTCTTCACCACCTGCGGAACTTAATGCGGCTATGCGTGCCTGTAAAACTGCCTCCGCCACAGTATCATCATCAATCTCATTAAGCAAATCCGGTATGTTTTGTTTTCCCATACGTTCCATGATTTCCCTACGTGAACCAAGTTTCATCTGTAACTCCATCTGTGCACGTTGCAGCTCATCCATCTTATCTTTGGGGAAACCGAAAGCAAACACAGGTTCAACCTGCACTTCGGAAAGGAAATCCGGACTTAATTTCTTTATCCGTTTAAACCGTTTGTTATCCGGGTCCTCTATCTCAAGAATACGGAAAATAATATTGTTCATCTGTGAAATACCCTCACCATAAGTCATTGCCTTTATGTTAGCCTGTTGTATAAGCGGATGGTAGGTAATCTGCAATGCCGCAGCAGAAGTATTGCTTATAGCCTGAATCTTACCAAGCGCATTTTCCGGAACATCTGACAATTCGTGCATTGCGGTTTTCAAGTCTTTTGCAAAATTAACGGCAGCGGACAAATCAACATCCAATCCTAAATTAAATACATTAGCCTCGGCAGGAAGTCCTGACCATATCTGACCCAAACCTTTTTTCAATGACTTGGCGGAAGCACCTGTAATTACCGTGGTCGGAGTAACATGGTAGTCAATCACGGCTTTCAATTGTTGCATCACCTCATTATAAATCTTGTTTATCTTGAGAATATCATTGGCATCAGACTTTCCATAGTATCCGGAAGAATTGGGCTTGTTCTTTATATGCACTACTGGAATGAACCCGTATTTGTTTTGAACCTCGGTATGTTTGTATTTGGCTACGTTACTTTCCTCAAGGTTAACATCCACTTGATACCAAGTTTCAATAGTTTCCGCACTCATTTTAATAACATATAGTTTATAAGGCTGGTCGGGTCCGGATTGTAAAGGCTGACGTACCAAGAAAGATTTCACCTTATTATAATCGCCGTTATCAAATTCCACAAAACATTGTCGGCTGTCAAGAACGGAAACCTTGCAATATCTGTCCTGAACTTCCGGCATCCATTCACACATAAGCCAACAGTCACCTGTGATACCACCCATTTGCAGCATCTCATAGGATAACTGTAATTTGTGTGACTTGCCCCAATGATACATCATAAGTTCCTCGGCAATCTTTTCCAGTTCACGGTCAATCTGGTCGGAGTAGAAACTCTTCACATGGAAAGTGAAAGCCTCATTACCCAGCAAGAACATATTGACCTTATCAATAAACGCCTTTATATAATTAAAGGAAAGCATCCCGTCATTGAAGTCCTTATAATGCATCCCGTCATAGAACTTCCAGTACAGGTAATATTTGGTGATTCTGTCAAGTTCCCATTTATTGTCCTGCACTATGTTCTGCAATACAAAACTACGTAAAACGTTAGTTGCCTCACTAAGTGGACGACTGTCCACATTCCAATATTTTGAACCCGGATAACCGCTGTAGCTACCACCAGTAGGGTCCATACCTCCTACATTTATTCCCATTAGTACGAATGTCTTTTTATTGCGTTAATTGTTTCAGTTATTCCGCCATACAGGGGGTTATCGGAAACTTCCATTTCTTCCTTAACCTCCACTTCCTCATTTGCAGCAAGACACATAAGTGCCGTACTGTCCACTATATCGTCAAAATACCCTTCCGTTTTTTCGCATACCATAAAGGAGCCGTTGAAATACTTCCGGCAGTTTTTCATCTGTTCCTCGAATTTGGAATACTCGGAAGTTCCTCTCACCACTTTATTAGCCGGAACTATAAGTCTGCGTGTCTTAATATCAGAGATGAAATTATACCACATGTCTGATTTGCTCTGTGCGGTGAAAGTATATGGAGTTATATCCACGTATTCGCCACAAGCATACATAAGCCGGTCAACAACGGGTTTTCCCACACCAGTATAATCCGCGTATATTTTGGCGATATTAAATTCGGCTATATAATCAAGAAGTATATGATGCTGTTCCTCATAATCAGCGCCACCAAGACACGCCCAGAATAATACCTGCTTATATGGATTCTTAAACGGTTCATCCAAGTCTTTCCACGACTTACCTATGGTAAGCACTGTTTCAGCAGGAGATTTACCGATATCCAAACCAGCCACAACAAAATCGGTAACATTGGGAACCTGAAATCCCAACTTGCGGTTTATGATTCCATTAAATTCCTTATCCGTAAGAAGCATACCGCTTTCAATATCCCAAATAAGGGCGTAGGCAAGTTTGAACGCCTGTGATTCCTCACCCCAACGTTCACGCTTGCGATAGATGTCAGCCTCGTAATTCAAATGGAATCTCTTTCCGTCCTTTTCATACTGTTCCCGTCTGCTGGCGATAATCTTCTTATAGTCATATTCATAATGATGCCGTACCCGTGGGTCAAGGCACTTCCTGTCCAGTTCACGGTTATGCTTTATTTCATAGTAGAAATGGTTCTTGGTCATACCTGTTGTACCTACCTTTATAAGAGTACCTGCGGTTGAGGAAAGCATAGGTTCGATAGACTTGCTGACAATAAGGTCGTCAACATCCTGCGCTTCTTCGACAATAACCAAATCATACGTCTTTGATTCAATCTTGGATTGCTTACTGGCAACCTGTCCGGCAAGAAAAGAACCGTTTGACAATTCAAGGCGTGCCACACTTTCTAGCCATACGTCAATATCCGGGTCTGTAAGAACCATATCCGCATTTGCAGACCTCAGTCGGGTCATTGAACGTGAATAGGTAGTGACAACCTGGTCAGACTGGGGAGCGAAAAGCCCTACACGGAATCCGGTTTTGAACTGTTCCAAGTCGGGAATGATTGAAGCCAGTGCCGGAAGAATAACACATAACGTATCAATGACAAAAGCCATAACCTCGGATTTACCCGACTGACGGGAAAGAAGCACTGTCTTTACGTCACCCGAAAAAGTTATCACGGAGTATATGATTCCGTATGCTATATCTTCCTGATAGGAGTACAGGGAAATACCAGTAAGAACTTTGCCGAACTCCATAATCTTGGCGGTTACATCGTGGGCATCAAACTCCACGGTTTTACCTACCAGTTCCTCGGTATGTATTTCGGAAACGCTCTTACCAGTAGCCTCGAACACGTATCCCTGTTCCTTTAGTTCTTTTTTCTTCTTACTACGTACAGGCATATTATTCCTCCCTTATATCATAAGACATATTACCTTTCATATTCCGCCATGTTTGGAGAAAAACGTTACACTCTTTAGAATAGGGTATGAAGCTGTCACTCTCCACCCAACAATTGGGAGTTTCATAAAGGCGTATCTTTTCAATCTGAATACCATGTTCCGAGGGAGTGAAGAACTTCCGGAATACGGTAAACAGTTCTCCAGCTATATTTTCGGCAGACGGGTTTATGTCCGTTTTGATACCAAGCCCCATTTCATACACTTTCCAATTATTGGAACGGCACAATTTAAGAAGTTCCGTATCCATAGGATTAAGAATACAGGCATGGTCTAAAAACTCGTCAATGAAATCACCGCATACACGCTTCAATTCCTTGAAATCTATGGCATAGCCTATTTCCTTTACGTCCATATAGGAAAAAGTGGCTTCCACTTTAAAACGGTGTCCGTGAAGATTGAAACATTTCACCTTCTCGTTCATAACCCGATGTGCACTGTCAAACTCAAATACTCTAGTTACTGTTGCCATAATGATTCGATTTTTAATTCTACTTTATAATTCTTCTGTAACGATATACATCTCTGATTACTGCGGAAAAATATTCTCCCTTGCTTTCAGACTTTACAAATCTGGTCCATATAGGAAGAGGAACATTGTAATATTGGTATTCCCATCTCGGACGGTTTACAAATATCATTGTAAGTGTCCGCGACTTCCTATCATAGTCTGCTGTCATTATATTAGAAGATACAATCTGCATTTCATTCCGATTGGGTACAAAAATAGGTGAACACCATTTTACTGATGTTCACCTACAAAGATAATAGAAATTATTTAATAATGCCAACACTGGGATTTTTCTCTTCTAGTAATGGTCTTTATGAAAAGCAACAGTACGTCTATAATCTTTTTTAGACGCAACCATAAGTTCATCATACGCCTGCTTTAAAGGGATGTCCTCAAAAGTTGCATAGCTTTTAGCAAGTTTAGCAGGAATATCAGCTTTAGACCGCATAACTTTTCCTGTGGAAAGAGGTCCAACATCTTTTAATTTCGGAGTTTTAGACTTTGTTGTGGTTTTCTTATTAGGCTCCAATCCTGTTATGCCACCTCCTACCGGCTTTTTCAAAGTTTTCTTTGAAACGGTCTTAGAGGTACTGTCAGAACCGATACTTTTAAACAGAGAGATATGCCCACGGGAAGAATAGCTGTCATTGGCTTTCTTGTTAAGCTCCTTGTATTTTTCAGCGCCTACCTGTTCCTTCAACTTTTTGGCAGCAGCTTTCCCTTCTTTGGATTTGGGGTCGTGATACCATGCCTTAAATTCAGTAGATGATAACCCGGAAGATTTTGGAGCGGTCTTCTTTTGTTTCTTGGCAGGAGCTTTCTTGGTTTCTCTAGGTTCAAGTCCGGTTATTCCTCCACCGACAGGTTTCTTCAATTTCTTTTTCGGAGCAGGTTTCGTAGTCTTGGCAGTATCCGAAGAAGCTCCGGAACGGCTCTTTTTCAGTTCGTCCAGATATTGCTCGAGTTCAAGTTTAGGGTCTGGCATCTTGGTAATCTTAGCCTGTAATTCACCACCAGCCCCTTTCTTGCGTGCAGCCTTTTTGGCTACTTCCGCAGCAGCGTCATACTTAGCCGTATGAGATTTTACAGTAGTAATCTTACCCGACTTAGTTTTACGCTGATAAGTTCTAATTGTTTTTTCTTTTTTCATACATTACAAAATTTTTGTTGCAACTTCTACGCCTACAAATATAGGAATAAAAATAATACTCACTATATTAAAGTAGTGAGTATTACGAAATTTAGGGGAAATAAATACAGTGTTTTTAAGCGATTACAGACCGTTTTAGGGTTTACTAATATAATAGTACGTTTTACGTATTACTTTTACTTTACGGGTCAAAGAACCGATACCAAAATGAGTACAAAGTTTAGCGATTATAGTGTAGTTTACCGAACCTGTACCATACAGGTATGGACGAATTTTCATACCACCAAGACTTTTCCCGAAATCGGTTTCCAGAAATGCAGGTACACTTCCATACTCCTTGTTAATCTTATTGCGCAACGCAAGTTTCACATCTTCCAGTTGAACTTCTTCGAGTTCCTCAGTTACTTTTTTCTTTGGCATAATCTATATGAATTATTGTTTCTGAATATAAGTTACCTTCCCATGACACACAACCAATCTTTCTTCCAAGACGGATTAGCATCTCAACTATTTGCAAATAAGGTGTCCACAACTCACCATCCTTTCGGTGATTGCAAAACATGAACGGAACGTTCCCGTCCTTGTCGGTTTCTATCTGGGAAACCATCTCCCGTATGGCAGGAGCATTTTTCTCCAGTATCTCTTTATGTACACCAACCTCATTACCTATGGTACAGATGGCAGTTTCATGCCATATACGTTCTACATTATAACTTCTCAGTTCAATCATAATATAATTGATAAAACGGCAAGCATCCAAAAGATGAACCTCCAAAAAGGTTTCTTACGGGTAGCAGCCAAGATTACTAATATAACAGTAAGCGCTATCATTGTTTTTTCTTTAATTGACTTACCTTGAAATTGACGAACAGTTTCTTTGCTTCTTCAACTGTAAGTTCCTTACCATTGACAGGACGGTTTCCCGTAACGTAATTATTCAGTACCATAGTATTACTTCTTTAATTCTTGTTTCCAATATTCAAACCAAAATGCCTCACGTAGACTAGCGGTCTTATAGCCTTTGCTCTTTACAGGGGATGGAAATTCCACAGACCATACACGGGTAACGGAATCACGTCCTTCTCCGCATCTGAAAATCACAGGAACATTTTTCTTATTCCTACGTGAATAGATGTAGTACACATCATCCTTAAATTGGTTCACCTCATGGTAAGCACCTTTAAGGCACATACGGACAGAATCCATAGGAGCCTGAATGAGTTTTCCCATGTCCTCGGCAGCCCATTTAGTTTGGGCAAACATACTGCCCGTTAATATTAGCAGGGCAGCAACAGCAAAAATCTTTTTCATAACCTAGCTTTATTAAATTGATTGTTATTAATCTGTCAGAATACAACATATACACGGAGCGAAACAAGTCCAATCTTATACATCCCGATTCCGTGAACAAAGAACTTAAAGACTTTCTGACTACTTCCTCAAGTTCGTCCAAATCAAATTGAAAGAAGAGTTCCCAGTATGCGTTGGTTCCTATGCCATATCTCTGCATGAAATCAAACTTGGGCAGAACCGCCATATCCACTAGGAACTCTTTGAACAGGGGATTACTCGACAGGCTTACTGTGGGAATCCCCTCATTGTTTAATCTTCGAGTTTTATCCATTTATCACTTTTCAATAATACCTCACGTCCGAAGAATATACCTTCCTCATCAATAGCGGTAATCTCTTTCTTAGACCATTTGTCAAGCAGGATAAGAATCTTGTCACCCACTTCAACACCTTCCCAAAGAATATCTTGGGGAGCATACAAATCCACAGCCGAGAACAGACAGTTTATGATATTCACGTTCTCCACGGTATTCGCAATGAGTTTCTTGTTGAACTCGATTTTCTTATCCACGTCAATGGGATTCTTCAACAACTGGGTAGCGGTTATATCACCTTTGACAAACCGCATAAGCTGGTACATTGCTTCCGGACAATAGTGTAACAGGTAGTCAACCAAGAAAGGAACAGCCGGAATGGCTTTACCGTCAACGATTATCTTGTCACCGTCAATTCGCTCAACATTATGGAACTCCGGAAGCAGAGTGCCCACGAATTTATATGTAGGTTCCTTGCTGGGAGTTTCAAATGTTTCCTCACGTGTAAGTTCCTCCAGTTTGTTAAGGAATGACTTGTATCTTATCTTGCGATTTGAAAGGTCAGTCAAAAGAGCCTTCACGTTTTTCTGCCAGCGTCTAAAGGGAATCATATCCGCGAACAGCATAGGGTCAAAGTCAGCCAGCTTACCGTTACGTATCCATGTGATTTTGCTCAGAACTTTCTTACGTAAAAGGTCAAAGTCCGGTTCTTCTTCCTCTTCAACTACGGTTTCCTTTTCAGCTTTCTTCTTGGATTTCTTGGCTTCCTTGCCACGTTCAACGGCAGCAGCCAGTTCTTCCAATGTATGTTCAACTCTTGGAGTTTCAAAAAAATCTCCCAATTCAGCCGGAGTAGGGATGCCCTCGAACGGTGTGTCTACAACCTTATATTTTTTGGTTGTGTCCTCAATCATAAACCCGTTTTCCTTGGTACATGAAATACGGTATCCACGGAAATGGAGCTTACCTTTCTTGATTGTCACATCCTCACCGAAATAACGGTCTTTCAGATAACGCTGGTAAGTGGTAAGGCTCATTTCGTCCGTATCGACAATATCAGCCAATTGGGAGAAATCACCTATGACCTTATGGCAGGTTTTCTTTATCGTGTCAATCTCATACAGTTTACCGTTAACGGATGGAGCCACTTCAATGGATTCCGACTTTTTGGTTTTCTTGGGTTTTGCTTCCGATACAGGAGCAGACGGTTTAGGTTCTTCCGCCGGTTTCACCTTGACAATACCAAGAACACCTTTGACGTAATCAAGAAGTTCGGGATTCTCTGCCTTGAGAAGCTGGAACACTTCAATCTTTCCACCCATTTTTTCAACGATGCCTTCAACCTGTTTTCTTTCAAGTTCCACATTGGGAGTTTTACCGAATCTTGTTCTGAATCCTTTTACTGTGCTGATGAATTTTTTTGTTTCCATAATTTTGTGAGATTAAATGTTTGATACTTTTTTAATTGTTGCCGGAGCGTTATTCTTATACAGGTACGCCCACTTTGTAACCTGTTCCATTGTTCTTGGTACGATACTGTCGTACTTCTGTTTGCCATTGCCGAAATCATGTCTGAAAACGGCTCCATCGGTGTTGTCACATAGGAACTCCAATATCCTTACAGCCTTGTTCCATACGGAACGTTTATAAAACTGGGGCTTGCAGAATCCTATGAAAATCAAATCTACGGTTTCTTGTATTCCCATTTGGTAAATTGTAAGCAGGGAATCAAAGTTCCCTACTATAAAGTTTAATGAATGACTGCCAGTTGATATGCCGTGTATCGCAAAAGGTAACGGCTCCACAATTTTTTCGCTTCAATAAATCATTGAGCATCTTACGTTCCTCAGATGTTATTCCGTCAGTTTCAAACCCGTCAACATAATAGGCTTGTTCAAAAGCGGCTTTAGATACACCGAGTTTTTTGCTCCACCTGTTTATGAAAGCGGTTTCGTTCTTTGCGCTGGTGTTCATTTCACTTTCCTTACACATGGTATTCCTGTCAACCATGCTGATGCTAATTCTAACTTTCTTCATAGACCGTTCGTTTTATTTCGATATACAAAAGTAGTTATTTTTTTCGGAATAACAAAATAGTAAGATACTTTTTTCAAGGTAACTATATTAATATTTGTTAATTGATAGTGCAGCGTTAAACAGGTGCACAAACTGGTATATAGTAATAATGAGTTCGGAAAATTGGTTTATATCGGTTAGTTCATAAAATGTACTTAAATCAATCGGCTCGTTACCAACGTAACGGTACATTTTGGGAGGCTCGTTTTCGGTTACTGTAAACTTATACATATAGCTTTCCACTTTATCGGATATAAGCACAAACCAAAAATTGTCCTTGTCGGAACGCAAAAAATATCTTTCCATGTCATTTATTGTTTTTCCGGAAATGCAACATCATACATATAATCCCAAAGGTACGGGTCGATATAGCTGGTCTTGCATACCGATGCCGTATTGTTAAGTTTCTCGGAAACATCGGTACACACCTGTTTCACTAAAGCATTGAAAGCCGATTTGGTTTTAACCTCCATCAGTTCATCCTTATGCCGGCTGAATGATTTCCACGCTTCGATGTTGGCTCTCATGGTACGCAAATCCTTAGGAGTGAAATTTGCTCCTATATGACGCTTGACAAACTTGGTAAACTCATAGGCGGTTATCTCGAACAGCGTTTCCGGAGGCTGTGCGGTAAGTTTGATTTTCTCCACATGGGTCGCAAGGTCGCCGGTTACAACAAAGCTGTTCTTTACGGAACGTTTCCCCAAGAAGTTCAGATAGACCTTACCACCTCTTAGTGTAACGTGTTCCGGAAGCAAGGTGGTAAGACCATAGGTCTGAACGAACTCCGGTTCACGTGTCTTGTCATAGGGGCTTACGGTTGTCATATATCCTTCCGCCGAAGATTCGTTCCCTATGCGGATGCCCGTATGGAGCATCAGCCGGCACGCACACGCCAGCCGGGCGTTCAGTGTTACAAGTTCTCCCCTTTTTGCTATACGCCCCATCATGGAATCAAGTCCGGTAAACAGTTTAGCCAGTTTCACCATCCTGTTGAACTTTCCCGAATAGCTTCCTTTCGGGGAGCGGAAAAACGTTATCATTTCACCGTCCACTTCAAACGTATATGTACCTATCCCCATACCACATAGTTTATAAAGTCGCTCAATGCAGTCATAAATTGCAGGAACATTCCCAGTAGCATAGCACCTATAACGAACAATACTGCATACCAAAATCTCATCCACCATTTTCTGATAGGGGAAATAAGAACCTTGTTCCCGAATCTTCCGCTTATAAAGTCACAAATTGTATTCATAATAATTATCCGATTAAGTTTAAAATCATTTTCATTCCTTTCTCACCATAGTGTTCCGTAACAATGTCACGCATGGACTTTCCCTCTTCCTCGTAGTTACCGTACTTTTCATGCAGCCAGTCGTCAAAGGCGAATATGTCTATTATCACCAGTCTGAACACAACGCTCATAAGTTTGTCGTGAACCTTGGAAAACTTGATACCGAATATACCCTCGAACTCATCAGCCACCTTCTGAATCTGGTAAAGCGGATATGGAGTGGGGGCTTCGCCCACCGCTCCGAACAATACTGCATACAATGAAGCATCCATAGTCAATAAACGTTTTCGTCCAACAAGTCCTTTCCTATGAGTTCGTTCACCTGTGGGGCTGTCATTGTGTAGAACCTGCCCCTGCGTGACAAACCTTTTTCACTGTAAACCTTCTGACCGTGGTAACGGTCCTGCGCCTGACTGAACAATATCTGATACACGCCTGTGTACGCCACGATGTACAGTTTCTGGGAATACATCATCTCCACCTCTTCACGTAGCAGCTCCACACCACCTATCGTGCAATGAATATCCTTTCTCATTTTCTTGTCTTTTTATTGGTTTTTACTCTTTTCTGTTTCAACACCATTTCCGATGTCTGCCATTTGTATGCGGCTTCCACCACAACCTTAACGTCACGTCCGTATTCGATGTCCTCGTCTTCCGTACCATAGAAGAAATCCTTGTTGTCAACATCATACCCTATGTAACGGTAAGTGGGAAATTCCGAATCGGAAACGTACCTGTATATGCGGAAGCACTGCCATCTTCCATACCACTCGAACTTCACCTTCTGACGTTTCAACTCATCTTCCAGCTTTCTGACGCACGCCATGAAATGTTCCTCGGTGCGTGACAGCTTGAAACCGCTTTCGGACTTGTCTTTCAGATACTCCATATCGTAGGGTTCGAGAACATCCGGTTCCTCATCCACGGTTTCTTCCGGAACCACATTGCCCTTATTGTCGTACATTCTCTCGTCACGGATTAGCTTTACCGAGTGGTCGGGCTTGCAAGACCATTGGTATATCTTAAGGAGGGTTTCCTCATTCAGTGTCCTTAATTTGCGGACGGAATTTGTGGGGCTTGCCTTATGAATCTCGAATATCAAATCGTCTACTGTCAATGCTTTTGTTCTCATAATCGTAATCAATTGGTTCATTTAAAATAGTTCTTAGCGACAAACATCTTCAACTTTAACGTGCAATATTTTCCAAGTACCTATTGCCAAATCAAGTGTTCCATTGGGATTGATTTTCTCGATAACGAATTTTTTTACTGGGTAAAAGTTATAAGTTACCATACGTCCTAATCTTGCATTAAACTTCTTTTTCATCTTTCTTGTCTTTTAGTGGTGAATACTACGTTTATTATTTCGATATACAAAAGTAGTTATTTTTTTCGGAATAACAAAATAGTAAGATACTTTTTTCAAGGTAACTATATTAATATTTGTTAATTATGTGCGGTTACGTTGGCAAGCACTGTTTTACAGGTTGGCAAGCAAATTATAATCCTCACGTGACAATATCCGGATATGCCCGGTAACGAAAGTTTCAAACAGTTTGACCCTTGCAAGATTAAAACAATCGTATTTCATTACCCATCTCATAAGCGGAACCATCTCGTCCGTACTATCCTTATACATGACTTTGGTATTTTGCCATGCTTCCGGACCCATCGTTTCCAGTAATGTTATGACAAACATCTTTTCGTTTGCAGCCTTGCACTCGTTTTTCATATACAATCCGCTAACACGGTTGTAAATCGTATATCTGAAATTCATAGGTTTCTTATGATTTTAAATGATTCGTCTGAAAGCAGATGCAGCTCTCCCCTAACGAACATGGTAAACAATCGGTCCTTTAACCGATCCCTCAAAGGAGTTGAAGCTACATAGCCTTTGAAAGATATGCCGTTTATCTCTAATGTTTCCAGACATTCAATGGGAACATTGTCAATGACAAGGGCAAACGCCTCTGTTATTGACGGCGCAAGGACTTCATTACACGTTCCGAATGCCGTAATATCATCCGGATATTCATAAGGGTTGTAATAGCTAAAAGTAAACTTTTTCATAAGCAGTATGTTTCTAATTTAAATTCATTCCGTTTTCCAGTGACAGGAATGTCCGGACAATAATATTAAATATCATATTATATATTCCTTATAGTTATATAGTTATTAATATTAATTGCCACGAAGTTCCCTGCACCTTTATTGTACCATCATTATTTAGTTCTTTTTCATCAAAGTAAATATACGAAATATTTCACACCCGTCAAAACTCCGCACACTCACCCGTTCGCACACGAAGTATTTATTTTCAAATATGCAAATGCCACACAAAACCCGCAATTTTCACACAAGCCACACCACTCACACCGTTCCACACACAATCCATATATCATCCACACGCCACACAGTTACTTTTATTTTTATCAAAGTAAAAAATACAGGTTCCAAAATCTACTGTCTAACCTACGTCAACCACCCGGTCCGTTTCCCGTACCCGATTTCATTTAAGGGTGGGGGCTGTCTAATCGAGCTACCATAGGTGAAATGCCACACATCCCTCTGGTTATTTCCATCCAAATATCTGCCACACACATTGCTTTCAAAGTAACAACCCTATCTATGTTCTATCCGTGATAAAAGTAACTGTTCTTTTCTGAAAAATAACCGCCGGAAAAGTTAGTCTATATAATTAGAAAAACAAAAACGCCGGAAAGTTATTCTATATAATATATAGTAGCCAAATAAAAACGCCCGTAATTAAATTAAGCTAGTTACCTATATCAAAGTAAGCCTCGTTTTTCCCTATGCTGGAGTAATAAAAACGCCTATATGGACAATCTTCCTGTATAAAATAAGTAGTTTCCTAGAAAATTCCGGTATAACATGGATAATCTTATTATCTACACACGTAAAATAACACGCCAATTAGCCAAATTACAGCGATTTTCTACCCTGCTGCCGCTAATTACACAGCAAAAAGCTGTCTTTTACCTTTCCCGCTTAGGTATAGCTGTGGTTGAATAATGTCTAAGGTACTTATAAGTAGTATATCTATTGTTATTATTAGTATTATATAGATATATTAATAGTAAAACATTAACCCGCGAATGGGTTTCCGGAGATTCCGCGCATTTTCTCCCATGTAGTTACATATAAAACCGCAGTTTTACCCCCTTATTTGCTTGGTTAGATAATCTACCCTACTATAATTACTCCTTATTACCACTACCTAATTACCTGACAGCCAAAATAAAAACCCGTTTATGCGGAAATTTTTATTTTCACGCACAAAACGGGCTAATCAATTCAAGTCTTTTAAATACAAATTTATGGTTGAGTAAGGTTTTTATTCATTTTTCTGGATTGCGAAAGTTGTATTCTAATAATTTGATAATTGGTTATTTCAGTTTCTAAGAAATCCCTCGCATATTTTACAAGTTCATCCTCTGCAAAATTAATAGGAATAACCGAATTACCCTTAACTTTCCATCCCATTTTTTGAAGGCGGAAGTAATTTTTATCCGACAGATAAATACTAAGCATTTCTTTTATGCGTTCCAACGCATCATTGAAGCTGTTTTTACTCTCTGATATTAGACAGATATCCCTGCATACACAGTAAAAACATCCGTCACACAAAAATTGAAGTACATTTAATTCCATGATAGTAATTTTATTACTCGGTATATCTTGATGCCGAGAAAGTAAACAGTAGTGGTGATAGTTTTAAACTCTGAAACATCATCACTGAGAGTTTCTTTACTTAAACGATTAGGACAATACTCAATTTTCTTTTCAATAATTGCTTTCATAATCTTAATTTTTTCTGATGAAAAATTCAATGGCCGAATGAACTAATATATAATAATCCTTAGTTACCCGGCAATTATTTTGGTAAGGATTATAGTAATCCAAACATAGTTTCTCATATAAGGATGGAATCTGTTTTCGTATTCTACCGATAAGCCATTTGTAGTTTATCGGTTTACTGTTACGGAGTATGTTCTCTATTTTCTCCGAGGTTAAATCTATGCAAGTTGCTTCGAGATACATAAATAAGCATTTTAAAGTAAAATGAAAGGAGCCACTTTCACAAGCAACTCCTTTCTGTGTATAAACTAAATAAACTAATCTTCCCAACGCTTTGGGAAAGGCAAATGTAAATAAAGCTAATTATAAACACCGACTAAAAGACTATATTTTATCTTGAGTCCATGCGGTAAGGAACCAGCTTTTCAATTCATTCCACTTACTTAGCTGTGTCATTAAATCCGCAGTGACATAATCGTTCTGTTCGTTTGCGTCCGAATAAATTTCGTTCTGCAAGTTTGTAAGTTGTATAAGACTTATCAAAGTAGCCTCAATCATAGCACGTGGTTCAGTAGCATCTTGTGAGCCTTCAACTTCTGAAAGTGAAGCGGCTTCGGGCAGCGTAAGATGGATGGGATAGCCTAACTGCCTGATTCGTTCCGCAACACTATCAGAATTTGATACGGCTTCATTATACAACTCCTCTAACAATTTATGCAATTCATTAAAACTTGGTCCGACAATATTCCAGTGGAATACATGGGTCTGTTGGTAGAACACTGTCCATGATGCAAGAAGTGCCCTCATACGTTCTACGGTATCTCTATTAATATTAGCCATAATATTTACTGTTTAAATATGGAGCAAATATACAATATTAATTCAAATAAACAAACCTAAGGAGCCTTATTATTGACAGATTTCCCGCAGATTTTCAGTATTCTAGCCTTACGGGCATATTCATCGCACCATCTATTAACAGCATACCTCGGCAATATTGGAATCCCACGTGCGATTCTTGAACGGCGCCCATATTTTTACAGTGACTAAATCACAATTAATCCAGAGCGCATAACCGGCTTCTCCAGTAGCAGGATTAACAGAAGCGTCCGAATTGATTGTGCAATAACCTTTCATTGTGACGCTCGTATATAAGATGCTACTCTGTTTATTTCTCCAACGGAGGGCTGATACTTCACTCCTTTTTCAGCCTGTATGTGCAGTATAGCCTTATACACATAAGGAATGTTTTCCTTGTCATACTGTACTGAATCTTCTTTCATAACAGTCCAGTCAGTTACGTAATTTGTGGTCAAAGCAGTTTCCATCATACGATAAAGTATTTTATAGTAAAATGAGTTTTGGGATAATCTTTTTCAAGGTTCTCGGAACCGAATACGGACACATGGAATCCTTCAAGCGTTTTTTCTATTTTCGCCCCTATAAGTATTTTGTCCGGTTCGGTGCAGTTTACAACTCCGATGTAACGGTCCTCGGTACAACTTACAATACCCAACCGTCCTCTCAGTTCGGATTCCGGTATGTTGTTTTTCTCACAATACTCAAACAGATACGTTTCAATTACTGAACGCTGGTCAGCCAATGCCTTTTGCACCAACTTTGAAGAAGCGTCCGATGGTTTTTCAATCAATCCTTTTGTCATTATAATCTAATTTACGCATTATTATTCTTTCTACATTGTCATTTCTACGGTGTAACTCCGTAAGGCATACAATAAGTATATCAACCAGTTCTTCCTGAACTTCGGAATACTCCGAAATATGTTCGGAAGAAACATCCTCATTAGCTTTAAGGAGTTCACAAAATTCATCTTTAAGACTATTTGTACACTCTGCATACCGTTTCATAGGAGCAGACACCTCGGTAATTTTCCCACGTTCAAGTGCACGTTTGTAAGCGTGCTCGGCAATTTCGTTTATATTCATCTTTCAAATAATATCCATAAATAATACATATTGAGATTCCCCCTGTCAAGTATCTTGGTTACTCTTAGGGGAGATACAGCCTGAAATTCAAATTCAGCCTTGAAAACTCTTAGGACTAAATTATTATGTAGATAGTCCGTATAGTATTCATTTTCCTTTTGCTTTTTCAACTTCACGTACTTACATAAGAATATGACAATAAGCAAATCTGTCAGCAGCAAAAGGGCTATTATTCCTATGAGTAACTCAGTAATCATAATGTAGGGGCGCTTTTATATATTTCCAATTCTTCCTTAGTCGGAAACCTGCACTTATCCACAGGGAAACTAGGAATTTCAACAATCTCCAGAGGGTCGGTTTCATCCGGCATCGCTATTGCACTCCCATAGTAGACGAACATCATCTTTGCTCCGGATTTACTTACATCAACAGGGTCAGCCAGTTCAAACATATATTTGCTTGAACCCAATTGAGCCACTATGTATGTTCCTTGGTTTACTATGAAACTTTTAGTGACATCATAAAAAGCACCCACTCCGAAAACGGTGGGATTTATAGTTGTTATGTGTTCTTTATCTTCACTCATACTAATGGTAAACGTCTATATTGTTTATACTCATCTGCTGTAAGCAGCCGACATTCGGAAAGCAAGAACTTTCTGTAACCATACTGTGTAACATCAAATTTCGGGCAAAACAATGTTCCCGGCTCAATATACACAGGAGTTGAACTTGGAGAGTTTCTTACGTGCACAGGTTTGGAAACCTCAAAAAAGAAATATGTGTCATTTCTATATGCGTTTACGGCTACTCCGGCAGGAAGCACTGTTTCACCAGCAGGAAGCCACATAGCGCTTCCTCTCAAACCCCTTTCTAATGGGCGTATAAAATCAGCTATTGAATGTGCCATATTTGTATTAATTGGTTTACTTGAATATACAAAATTATTTTGATTTTACAAAACGCTTGCAACCTTTAAGAAGCATTACATGGTATTCCGGCAAACCAGCCTTAACCAAATCAAGAATGACTATGTTTATGCCCTCAACCAGTGCATTATAGGAGTTTCCTGTAAACTTGTGCCTGTTTACTCCCCATAACAGTCTACCCGGAATTTCACTACGGACGGACAAATACCAGTCGGAACCCTCTTGCACACCTTTGATAATTACAGAGTGTGTTCCCAGTGTACCCTCGTCACTGTATTCAAAACAAAAATCCCCAGCCGGATTGCTGGGGAGTAACAACGTCAGAAGTTCTACTTCAATCATTAACCTAAACCTAATAATTATCCAATCGCTATCATTTGGTAAAATTCCTGTTTCAGTTCGCCTTCAAAGAAATCTCCCCCCAAACGACAGGTAACAGTATCAGAATTTATATCCTCAATTCCTCTCAGTTTCACACAAGTGTGTTCCGCTTTTATGAGAACGGCTACATTGTCCGTATCAAGTATATAACTCAAAGCATAATAAATTTGTTCGCAAAGTCTTTCCTGAACTTGCGGTCTACGACAGAAAAATTCCACAATACGGTTGATTTTGGAAAGCCCGATAACAGTATTGTTAGGAATATAGGCAATAAAAGCCTCACCCATCATAGGAATGAAATGATGCTCGCAAGTCGAGTGAACCTTGATGTGTCGTTCAAGAAGCATACTACTGTAATGCATCTTATTCTGTATAGTGGTTATCTTAGGGAAATTATGGTAATCAAGCCCCCAAAATATTTCATCCACATACATACGGGCAATTCTTTTCGGAGTATCCGAAAGCGAATCATCATCCATATCCAAACCCAATGAGGTCATTATATTATGAACGGATTCCTCAATTACTTTTTTCTTGGAATCGGTATCAAGGGAAGCACTTATTTCCAAAGGGGTTTCAACACCATTATTCATAAGTTCCTTATGGACTTTAATCCCAAGTTCATAGTCAGTCTTATTTTTATCCAACATATTAAAGAGCGTCTAAGTCGTTCAACAAGTTTGCATATTTATCTGGGGAAAACTCATTGTAGTGTTTCTCCATGATTTTTTTCACATCTCTCAAGGAAACTTCCTTGTCGGTAATAACCCTACTAACAGAGAATAAATCCGGGCTGTCAAGACAGAAATCCCGTGCATATCCTACGGCAACGGTTCTTGTGGTGTCATAAAAGAAAATGATTCTCTTTCGTTCAACTCCGACAGTTCCCTGTCGTACCACATATTCCTTACCATCCTGTGTTATGAACATAGGTTCTTTGTTACGTATATCCATTACACAGTTTTTACGTTAGTAATCTCGGCAGTACCTTCTACTTTAATAAAGTCACCTTGTAATGCCCCAAAATACTCAACCATGCCGGCAGGTATCGCAACTCCTGCACCCATAGCCTCGGAATCAGATTTTTCCAAACTCCAAAGACGCACATCAGTTTCGGCATATACTCTTAATATAGAATCAGTAGCCTGAACTACTGAATCTGAAACACTGGTGGCGATGTCAATGCTCATACATTGCATTACTCGCCCTCTGTTATCAACTCCTGCACCCATAGCATAATAATTTTTATTTTCACAAATATATAAAGATTATACGTATTCACCTAGTTCAGAAGCCAATATTTTTCGTGCAGAGAATATCCGGCTCTTTACCGTACCCATAGGAATAGATAACTGGTCGGATATTTCTTGGTAGGAAAACCCATTCATGTACATGGTAATCGGTTCATTCAGAAAAGGCGGAAGTTTTCTTACCGTTTCGAGAATTTCCTCTTGTACAAGATGGTCGCCACTATTGTCTATACGGGTAGATATAGGAGTGAGGTTTTCAAAATGATACCGACTGTTCCATCTAACATCATTAATGAAAATATTTCTCATTACAGTAGCAGACCAAGCCCCGAAAAATGTACCGTCCTCATACTTATCATAGTTTTCCAGTACCTTTAAACAGGTGTCCTGAAATAATTCCTCGGCTACATCCGGGTCTTTACATAGAAATTTTGCGTATGTGTGTAAACGGGTAAACTGGCTGACAAGTTGTTTACCCACTTCATCCCTCGTCATATTCATACGGATTATTATAGTCCACTACTGCATTTCCCTCCACATACTTCACGTAATAGTACGTATCATTGACTTTTATAAGGGGAATATACTGCCCGTTTGCAAAAGTTCCGGAACGTCTGGGAACATCACCTACACAACCCACAACATAGTGGTCTGAGTTATAAAGAACCCAAGATGCAATTTCTTCTACATTCATTGTATCAATAGCATTATAAGATTAATAGATAATTCATTCTCAATAACTAAATGACTGCCACCCCATACATCTTGCAATGTATCGTCATAACCTATGAGCCGGTAGAAACCGTATCTCTCACCGACTTTTCTACATAGCAAATGATAATGAGGCTTGGACTTTGGAGCATCGGAACCCAATTCGACAGCATCAGAAAAAGACGGTTCCGTATGACTGTCACCCTGTACCTCTATAATACGGTACGGACCTGTAACCACTCCGCAATCATGGTGTACAGTAACAATCATTCCCTCTCTAAGCATAAGGAGTAAGTTTACAGATTAAAACATAGGCGTCCTCGGTATTCTTCATCGGAATGGTTTTCTGAATACTGAACGAGCATCCCAAAGGAATTTTTTCTATATTGTAGAATATCACTTCACAAGAAGCAAAATCCTTAAAGGACAGACCATCTTCATAAGTATATTCACAGCCGGCAGCTTTAGTAAGAAACATAACAGCCTGTTCGGGAGATATGAAACGGTCGGTTTTCATTTGAATCTCTCCACATAGTTTCTCCTTTGCAAACTGCTTTTCGATAACTTTTATTTCATCAAATATTCTCCTGCGCACTACTATGGGAAATTCCTCAATAACCTCAGTAAAATTTAAACTTAGCTGTGTGACAGTCATAATTCCTAAACTTATCATGGCATTTTGTTTTAGTTACGGTTGAATATACAAAAAATAAGGTATCTTACAAAACGCCATAAAATAGGGTGACTACTTCACAGTAACCACCCTAGCACCCGTTTAGAATAAATTTTTAGAATTTACTTTCTACATGGAAATATTTTCTAATCCAGTAGGGACGGTCTTTGTCCTTCAAGTCAGTCAAAGCAAGGTCATAGCAAGCGATAATGTATTTGTCCTTATCATCGCCAATCCATTTCAAGATAACACTGTTCTGGTCGGAAGCAGCCTTGTTCATTGCAACATACAATGCCCATTTGTTGTAGTAAGGTTCACATTCAACCCTACCATCATGTTGCTCAACCTTTTCAAACAGCTCATCGGGGTCACGCCATTTGGGTCCTTTACTACCATCCTGATTCTGAAATGCGGCAACGATTTCCTCGGCTTCATTTTCAGTAAGGAAGTTATAGTATTTAAGAGTACCCTCATAACATTCAAGAACTTCTTTAGCCATTCTCGGATTTACATCAGCAAGAACAGTGAAAGCCTTTTTAAACGCCAATAGGGATATTTTAATATCCTCGGCATCATTTGCTGTGGTAGCCTCATTAAAGACGGAACAGAATTTGTCCATCAATTCATCTTTAGTCATAATCGTCCTAGTTTTTATTTTCCGCAATTAGGGCAGTTTATCACTTTCGGAGGAACTTGTTGTATCGTCCTCGGCTTGATATATTTTCCCATAACTTTTGGTGTAATAGTAGTTAAAAACATTAAGAAGAAGCTCAACCCATAATGCCAGATACGCCAAAGTGAATGAGTAAAAGAGGCTGGGAATAACCCCCTGCCCGGTAATGAACAGGGAGTATCCCAGTGTCGTCCAAAAGGTAAGGCACTTGGAACAATTCAAAACCACGTTCTTTTTACTATGAAAGGTTATGATTTCTGCAAGCCCCAAATGGTTGAATAGGACGGCTATTAGCATTATGTAGATTAAGTCAATCATTCTTATTTCTTAGAATTAGCCACGGCTACGGAAGGAGTTTCCTCTTCTGATGCAGTTGCGGCAAATGCAATAGTTACAGGTGTAAGCAAGTTATACCCGTGTACATTTCCGTTACATTTCACATTAGCGGCTGATTCCAAAGTTTCCCCAACTGTCAATGTGGGTGCTGTGGTTATCACTCCTGCGAAGATAACATCAAAACTCTCGGTAAACATTTTCGTAAGAGGACGGCAGCAGCATCTTGGGTTACTACCTCTAGGCATATAGGTAATACTACCTTTAGCCAGAATAGTAAGATACGTCATTCCGTTAAGAACTTGTTGGCTGGCTACGGAATATTTTACCTCAGCCTGTGGTTGAACCGTTGCGTTCAGACAATAGCATTGGCAAAGGTTCTCGGTTATACTCACCGCATATTGCTGGGAGTTAGCCGAAATTGCAATAGGTGTTACGTTAATCATAATCCTTATTCAATTAGGTTTATTTTTTATTTGGGGCTTCTTCCGCCTTGGGTTTTTCCTCGGCAGGTACGTCACCGCCCAAATTCGGTGACTGTATAGGGGCGCTACCCGGTGTTAGGATAGGGGTCAAAACCTGAATCAACCCTGAAATAATAGTCTGCATATTCATAAGTAGCTCCTGATTTTTCAGACCTAACTGTACTGCGCAATACGCTCTATTACCTATATCACAGGTAGCGCAATTTTTATCACAACCTTCTTTAGCCATAACTTTAACTGTTTAAGAAATTAATAATTCCTGCCTTTACAAACATATTGGACTTCCATCGTCCTAATGCGGTGGTAAGTTTGCTTGCAGTAACTGCACGCCCTTCTTTGCGATTTTCCTCAATAAATGCGTGTACCGCTTTTCTACATTCTTCTACTTCCTGTTCTGTTTCAGCGTAGATAAACAATTTCATTTCAAATGCCTGCATAATATTCTAAATTTTATTCAGTAGGTAACGGAGGAATATCCACGGGAGGTGTGGTCGGAGTATTGATAATCGGCTCACCTTTCCTTATGGATTGTATAAAGTTGAATGTTCTTGTAACATCATCCTGATGTTCGTTGAACCATCCGAGAATAGTTCCGGCAGTTTCCTTTATCTGTTGGAAAGTAGTAGGTACTACTGGGTCGGTATCTGGCAACTGCATATCTTTAGCAAAGAAATCATACATTTCCGTAGCCTTTTTCAAATCACCGTTTGCAATAGCCAGACAGGACATCTTCAATGACATCTTACTACTTGTTCTCAGTCCTTTAAGCATTTCCAACTTCACTTTATTGTTACTCCAAATCATGTTTAAACGGGTTAAAGGGAGTTCCCCTATTTAGAGAACTCCCGAATTTTTTACTGATTGCATCCGCATCCAGTGTTGCAGCAACAAGGCATAGCCGGTTGATACAAAGCTACGGGTTGAGGATTAACCTGTCCGTTTCTTCCGGAACCACCGTTCAGTAACAAAGCCAAAGCCTCTGCCTGAGCCAAAGCACTTGCATTAGCACCTGCTCCTGCGCCTGCTCCACTTTGTGCATTAGTGATGATACGGATAATATCCAGATTGTTAGGAGTCTGGTTATTCTGGTGGTTAACTCTCTCAGCACGTTCTGCCAAAGCAGTAGTAGCCAGAATATCAATAGCACGTTGGTTGCCCTTGCTCTGTGAGTTGGCATAAACACCACCGAAAATCCATGCGCCTACGGCTGCAAGGAGTGCGGTACTACCAATTGCCAGACCTGCGATACCAACACCTGATGGTCGTCTAGCTGATTTCTCAGCCATCATAAAATGTTCGTAAGAACTCATGTCAGTTCCTTTACCCATGTTAGCGATGGTCATTAATTCTTCCGCTGTCATAATAGTAAGTTTTTAATGATAATTTTTAGAAATCTTCCTCTCATTAGGAATTGGTTCAAAGTTCGCTAAACATTCTCTCTTGGGAAAGGAATAAGTTACTAGCCCTTTACTTTTTCTTTACTGTCGAACACTTTAGCGTAAACTCTCTCATAGTTCAGATTCACAAAATAACGCTTACGCCTGTATTTAAAGTTATTACGTATAATACATACACCCGGACGTGTAAGTCCTGTAAGCTCCGCGATTTTATTATCTGAGAAACTACGGTTGCCCAGTATGTAGACTAGAATGTGTCGGGCATCCACACATTCCTCACAATTAGAGGTTAGAATCTTATCCTTGGAGATTCCTGTAACTTCTTCAACGACGCTCATTATGCGGTCGTACATTTCAATCATGGTATTCATTTTATATTCCAGTTAAACCTTTCTCTTAACTAATTTGTTACCTTTGTAATAACACCCCAAAAGTAATGTATATGAAAAACCCAGTCAATGACGTAAATACATCATATTTCAGTGAAGCTGAATTAAGAGTAGTGAAATTATTAGCCAGTGGCTCGTCTGAGAAGGAGATTGCTGACAGGCTATGTATCTCACGCCACACTGTTGACAACCATCTGAGGAATATTAGGGAGAGATTCGGCTTGCCTAAGAATACGGAGATTATACTTCTGTACATTGCACAATTGAACCACAAACCATTCTCATTAGCCAATATAAAACAATATGGTCTTGAAGTAATCCTTGTGCTGGTGAATATCTGTACTTATACCGATTTGAAAAGTCCGTAAGTAATAAGAGTGAGTAGAAAGAAAATTATTCCTATGCCGGACAGAAGCGTTACGGCATAGAAGTACACAACCTCGCTTATAGGTACGTATTTGTAGATGAACGAACAGGCACAGATTCCTAGCAGGCATCCCAAGTTCAGTTTGTACCAAATACACATACGTTTTGCCGTAGCCATAACATAAAGAATCATTATCACAGAAAATCCTGCATTGATTGAACAATTATACACGAAGCTGTCTGTCAGCGAACCATTCAAGAATTTGTATCCGTGAATGTAGGCTGTTATAGTACAGATAAACGGTGCATACAACCGAACTAATCTACGCAGGACATCCATAGGCTTAAAAATGACTTTATTGCTTTGACCGATGCAAATATAATAGATTTATCCGAATAGGCACAAAAAAAGAGGAACTTTCTCAAGCTCCTCTTTCAAAAACCAATTAAATTACAATCATTTATTGCACAAACAAACAAGTTTTAACCGCCAGCTCCACCGATTTCAGCCCAATCAGCCACAGCCTTTTTGGTATCCACACGGATATAGAGTTTCTTACCAGTCAAGTCAGTGTACTGTGAACCTACTTTAAATACATGAGTGTCCGTAACCAATCTATCGTCAACATCAGCCGGAGCACCCTTACCAATCGCAACAGCATACAAATGTGTCTTATCTGCCGGATTGAGGATTGTTAAGTTTTCAATTTTAGCCATTTTGTTAAACTTTTAAATATTACACATTTTTGAAACGTCAACTACGAAATTCTGTTCCGTTTCAAAGATACAAATAATATTCTTAATTACAAGTCTTTTGGAATATATACTTTATTAATTTGATTCTTGAACACATCATACATACATCCCATCTTGTGTGCCTGCATATTCAATATGACAAAACTTGACAGGTTATCCTTGGATAGGTTTTCCATAAGTTCGGCATAAGTAAGTTTTGAACCCCACATAAGTCCGGCAGCTATTTTACCTTTAAATTTCGGGTGTGCACCTATCCATTCTTTCATTTGTTCATAGTCGGAAATATCATCTATGACAAATTTAAGATAATCGTGTTCATCCATAAGCACCCAGTTTTCCGAGCGCATTTTTGTAGTTTCTCCTGTACTGCCTAGTTTATAGTCAACCACAAAAGATATACGATTTACGTACTCTCCGCCCATGTCACCATAGTAATTTCTGAAAGGAACATAATTGGCTAGGGAAACAGACCCGTTAGTTTCTACCACGATAAGAAAGTTAGCTTGAATGAGGTCTGTAATCAACTTAGGAATATCTGGGCGCTTCAACAATGGTTCACCACCTGTAAGGCAAATGATGTTATGCCCTATATCATGGCACGTGGCTAGTATTTCGTCAAGTCCCATTTCGGTTCCACTACTCATTTCCAATGCCTCCGGAGTATCACAAAGAACTCCTTTGGTTGATTTGTAACATCTCAAGTTACATCCTGATAAACGGATAAAAGTACATGGCATACCGATTCCGAATCGGTTTACCTCACCCATATAGCCGGGATAGATGCTGTTTATTTTCATATTGGTTATATTTAGAATGATAAGACAAATAATTTTTCCGAGCGGTTAAGATAAGGGGAAAACATTTCTCTCTTACTTTTGTAGATGCCGCAAAAGTACCCTATGGCATTTACAATCGTATCACGGAGTTTAGGTTTCTCACTACGCAAAAGGTCTATAAGCCTTTCGGCACGTTCCTCGGTAGGAGTATCCAAGTAGTCGTTTATACGTTCATAGTATCTTCCCAGCGTGATATTACCCCTTACCATAGGGTAGTAAGTCTGATGTCGGTAATAGTTAGCCATTTCCCCTAATAGGGAAATACATATAACACCTCCGGCAAGTTCAGCCAGACGTGTGTTTTCTACAATCTTGTTTTTAGTTCCGGTCAAGGATTTCAAAGGCTTTTCACAACCTTTGGGAACTCTAAATTCAATAGAACTCCCCACTAAGTAGCGGAAGAGTTCTTGGGTACGTTTGTTCTCCATAACTGTCTAGGTTTCTTATGATATTTTGTAGAATGTAGTCTGCGTTTCGGTTTTCTCATTGCCGTTTTCTTTTACGTGAAACTTTTTCGGTTTCCTTTTCCTCCACTATTTCCTCCACATCAACTATATCCTCACGTGAGGACGGTTTTGCCGGAATGGATATGGTGGACGGTTGTTCTATTTCCTTGGGAGCACCTCCGAATATTTTGGATAAGATACCACCGCCGGCAGAAGTGGCAGCACCCCCAGCCGCACCTTTAGCCTCGATATTTACCGATATTCGTTCTCTTCCCAGTTCGGCTTTAGCAGCCATCAAATCATTAAGGCGGTCAATCTCTCCGGAAAGTCCGGCATCAGCGACACCACCGTCAACCTTTTCAATAACAGAACCTCTTCTTACTCTTTCATACTGGATGTCAATAAGGAAGTCCATCATATCGGCAGGTGTGGCAGGTTTCTTGTCACCCCAGTCTATACCACAGGCAAAATCCTTTCTGTACATAGGACACTTGTCATAAATGTAGCAGGAATTGCAGTTCATTCCTACGCCTATAATCTCATTTACAGATACCTTGTCACGGGTATTGACAATAAACTTGTCAAAGTCCTCACACCATATATCCATAGGGAGAGTTTTTATCCGCTTAAGATAATACTCCCGGCAGTCAAGAAGATTATCCTCGGTTTTTCTACAAGTCATGCAGTCGGGATAACCCCCTTTTTCAAAGAAAGGACACAAATGTCTTTTCAACAAATCAGCATCCTCCGTACCACGAACAGCCTCGATTCTTTTTTCAATTGTATCAGTTGCCATACTATCTTCTTGTTTTATCGTAATACAAAACAGGTTTATTCTTTAGCTTGCAGTGAGCGATTTTAAGAAATTCCCTGCGGAATCCCAACCACCCTAGCAGGTTCATGTTATTTATAGGAATACGCTTTTCACCACGTATATCTTCCATACTCAGCCCGGCATCCTCATATTTGATACGGTTAGCCTTTCTTCTGTACTTATGTTTGTAGTCAATGGTGCTGAAATTTTTCCCGTCATAGTTATAAGTAGTACCAAAACGAGTACCTCCTAACCATGTTACAGAATCCACGGAAAAGAAAGGGAATCTTTGCAACAGGTTCATTTCGGTCCAAGCAAACCCATGTACTTTTGTTCCATAGGCATTTGTAATGCGATATATCTCGGCAGCATTATCTTTCATAGTCTGGTTACATCCTACGTAGTTATGTTGCTGGCAATACTCTTTAAGCCGTAACAGACCAGTCTTGTCACCCTGTGCGTCCTGATGCACCACATATACTACGTTTATATCCTTTTCGAGCGGTTTGAAATATTTTTCATTCCATCGGTCAACAACTTCCCTACCTACAATCATGTCCAAGTCAAGGTTTGCAGCGACAAATATAAACTTTTTATTTTCATGCAACCAAGCCACGTATTCCTCCAAATAAGGAAGCCAGTATTCTTCGGTAGTCATTTTATGCTCCACTTTTTTACCCATAAAGGAGAAAGCTCCGGAGTCCGTCATAAATATACCACCTTCCTTATGTTGTTTCTCCAATTGCGGTGGGTAAAATTTGAGTGACTTTCTCAAGTAGAAGTAAGAAACCAACGTGTCCTTTATACCGAAATCCCGTAATGTGGTATAATCACCTACGGATGATGCGGAAAAGAACAGAGTGGCTTTTCTTTTACTCAACTCATTACCTTCTTCAAGAACTCTGCGCTCCATTTTTCCCTACGTAATGAAGTTATTACTTTCTGGCATTTGTCACATACTCCGCAATTGCGCTTTTCGTTTTCCCCATCGGGGCAAAAAGTAAGATGCGAGTAATCTAGCGTACTTAGTTTCTTAGCCAGCTTTACAAACGGCACATTCATTGCCGGAGCAAGAAGTTTAATCTTATAAGATTTGGCGAACAAATATCTTGCCTCTTCATAGAAAAGATAACCACCGTCAAACCATGAACTTCCCAAATCCACAGCACCGTATGCCACTTTCTTTATTCCCATAGCAGTAGCATAATTACCTGCCATAGAAAGAAACAAAAGATTCCGGCAGGGAATATCCACATTATGCACGTTACCATCCTTATCACGAATAGGCTCAAACTGTAAGGGGTAAGTTACTTTGCGGAAACTCTTGACGGAATCTTTATAGACTTCAATATAATAACCTATTGCGGACAGTTCTTTTTCGATATTGTCCTGCCCATAGTCAACATAGAACAAATGAATATCATACGATTTGGAGAGTTTATCCAGATTATACAGGCTTTCAAAACCTCCAGTAAACAGCAAAACTACTTTTTCTCTTTTCATAATCTTATTAAATAGAAAAAGCCCACTATGTAAATAGCAGGCTTTTTGTGAATACTTTTGGAGGGCTTAACGTCTACGTCCACCACGAGTAGAAGTTCTACGTCCACCGCCACCACGGGTAGCAGTTCTACGTCCACCGCCACCACGGGTAGCAGTTCTACGAGTAGCACCTCCACCGCCTCTACGAGCAGTACGGGCAGCGCCACCACCGCCTCCACCTCTAGTTGTTCCCATAATAGTGAAAATTTAAAAGTCCAGCAGTATTCATTTATAAAGCGATTAGCTGTAAAAACCGCTTGTGCAAATGTACTAAAAACTTTTATTCTTCCAAATAAAACCTGCGAAATTATATACTTAAAAAGAATATTTTAAGTCCAATAGCAGTAGTATTCAAGGACGCATCCTGAAAAAACGGCTGGACACCTATCAATATTCCCTTTTTAGCAAAAAATTTATTGCTTATAATCGCACCCTTAATAGCTTGGTTAAGCGCACCCGCACCAATAACTCTTATTATAATATCATTATCGGGATTGCTTTGGTAGGTAGAATAAATACTACCAGCCAATTTCTTGGCATCAGTAGATGAACTGCATCTTAGGGTAGTGACTTTTTCTTGTACTTCATTAATTGCTTCCATAATTACTACGATTTTACCCAGCGTGACTTTGAATAGTGCAAATATAACAATTATTCGTCTACTTCCACAGATTCAAGTTGTATTTTTGAAATCTTATGTAAATCTTCCGGACGTATAACAAGCAGGTATCCTTTACCACCTTTTTGGCGCAAAGCGATAATGGGAATTTTTTTCTCCACTTTAGCCTTGTTCCTAATATCCTCGAACAAAGTCCATATAGCGGATTTTCCCCTAACCTTACATTCAATGTACAGTTTGGGATGAAGCGTGTCGCTGTTAGTATTATGACCGCTATTACTTCCGGACAATGGAACTCTCTTTGTACCGAAATGTTTGGCAACTTCTCTTTCAAATGACTTCCAAGATACCTTGGAAGTAGGCCTATTAACTACTACTCCATTTTTCCGTAATATGGGGGTTACTCCTTTTTTATAGTCCTCTATAAGAATCCTTTTCCAGATTAATCCGTAGGCTGTTTTATATTCACCCGTAGAGGCTTTTACAACAAACCCATAGTCAAAACCTTCATCAAGAATTTCTTGATAATTTAAGGTGTCTATATACTTACCGTCAATAGTAAACCTTTGATATAAAAACTTAGTAAGGGCTTCACTTGCTTTTTTGCCCCTACTCCCATAATTCATGTTGTATTTTCTTGTACACCATTCTAAGTTTTCTACTCGGTTGTTATCCTTAATCTCATCCTTATGATTTATATCAGGCAATTTTTCTGGATTTGGTATAAACTCTTGTGCCACCAATCTATGAACTTTAAAAGTAGTGTCTTTTCCATCTTTATAAAGATGCACAAGTAAATAACCATCTTTATCTTTTGATGGCTTTATAACATGACCTTTTAAGGAGTGCACGTTTCCATTTTTATATGAAATATCACGATTTATTGCTCGAACCACTCCTTTGTCGGAAATTTCATAGTACCCCTCATAGCCACTTATATCTTTCCACGTTGACTTTGACGTTGGTTTCTTAACCACTACATTATTCTTACGGATAACTTCCTTCTTAGGTCGTAATCTCCTACCGATACTTCTTTTAGGCATTACATTAAAACGGTTAATATTTCCACTGGAATATCTACTCTTACAAAATGTGGATTATTGCAGGCGTTCCAGTTTTCATTAGAATTTAGGTAAGGCTGATAAAGATTACACATTCCGTTTTTGTAGAACTGGGTAATCTGATATACCTTGCCTGAATATACACTTTTTATATAGCTTCCCAAAGGGAAACAGCTAGGATTATGGGGCATAAGTCTACATATTTTCGACACCTCTTCGTGTCAGTTCCCTACTAAGCATTGCCAGCACATTACTGAATGATTCGAGTTTTCCCGCAAGTAGGTCACGGAATATTTCCGCTTCCAGAAGTTTCTTATTCAGCTTCTCCACTTCGGGAGTTACTTTAGCGGAAGTTTTTCTTTCGGTTACAGTACCACCACCTGCGGACAGCATCGCCTTATCACACGCTAAGTCATATTCAGACTTACATTGGGCATAAACAGCACAGGCTTCCATGTGTCTATCCTCGGTAAATTCACGCCATGCGGAATATTTGGCAATCATGTTACCCAGTTCGGTAGAACTGGTTTCCGCTATGGTTACTGGCATTGTGGGTAAACCTCCTTTTGGAGCCTCTACCTCGGCAAATACTTTACGGAATCTTTCTAACGGAGAAGATTCCTCTTTAGGTTTTCTTACTGGCATAATTTGTGAGATTTAATGTTTAAAACAATAAGTTGTATAAGGACAGCTCAAAGCAGCCTTGCAATGGGCGTCCGGACAAATTCTTGCAGGAGGAGTTTTAGTTTCCACACAGTCAATAATAGTGTTCATCTTTTCATCGGCTTTTTCCAACTCCGTTTCATTTACGGGCATGAGGAAATCCTTTATTTCGGAAGTATCCTTGTTTATGTACAGGTACAGAACTTTAGTAGCACCTAGTTCTCTAGCGTACAGGGATGCCTGAAACTCATGTTTGGCAAATGGACGGAATATCGCTTTTCTGTAAAAGAAAGAGTTCATGGTCTTTATTTCCAAAACCACTTTCTCCCCGAATACCGATTTCTTGAATACACCATCAGCCTTACCATTTATGTAACGGTCTTTATTCACTACTGGAACTTCCGCCTGTTCGAGAAGTCCTATTTTATAAAGTATAGCCTGCATATATACATGATACCATGTACCCACATCGAATGTTCTTTGAAGTTCCCCCGTGATGGTGGAAACCCTAACGTCACTGGGAGGAAGTCTACATAAGTCATAGTACATGAGCCTTGGGCATCCGTCCAATAATTGTGACGGGTGAAATACACCTTCTGCACGTTTATCCGGAGCCATTACAGTCATATAGAAATCCATGAACTCCATAAAGAAAATATCACGGTTAAAATCTTCTGTTATACCAAGAAGTTTCTTAATCTTTCTGCGGATTCCCAAAACGGAAAATATACTGGCAGAAGTAACCCCGTTTACACAGGCAGAATTTATCTTATCAGAAATTGATAAAGGTTTCTCATCGGAAGAACCTTTTATAGTTTTACGGAGTAACCTCCCTATACCACCTCTAGTCATTTTTATTTAAGTTAAAAGGAAAGGAGCAGCCATTTCTGAACTGCTCCTAACACGGAATGGAAAATTACAAATATCAGAGAGTCTGGTGATTCCAAAGTGGTTCGAACACTTGACCCACGCCTTAGAAGGGCGTTGCTCTATCCAACTGAGCTATGGAACCAAGTGGAACAGCATCGGCAATCTCACAAATCCAACGCTGTTCCTAGAACATCATTTAACCTCCGATTTGATGTTTCAAAGATAACAAATATTTTTTAGTTTCCAAAATGCTGTTTATAAAACATGAACTTTTGCTGCACTTAGAGTAGCTTTCTTGATTACTTTCCCTAAGCTGAAAGCGAGATTACTCATGTCCTCAAGCACAACCCAATGTTTGAACATTGTCTTTGGGTCATAACACATATTAATACAGACCTGAATTACAGTAAAGTCCATTTTCTCTACTTTATCCACACATTCCTTTGTATGTTCTATCGCCTTACTGCCCCTGTAACGGGAAGCACTCGGTTCACCGTCTGATAGAACAAACAGCAAAACATGATTCTGTGTCTGTTTGCGAATACGCTGGGCGGTTTCAAGTATGGCAATACCATCCCTGTTTTCACATCTTGCCTCAACAGAACCCAGGGAATACCTTGGCTTGAAAGTTTTTTCACGGTAAATCATTAGTTCGGTAGCACCGTCAAAACGACTGTCACCCGAATGACCGTAAATGAACAGTTCCACTTTTGGAGAATCCCCCAAAGCCTCATTGATAAGTATGGCAGTATCACGGGCAGCTTCTATTCTACCACCACACATGGAACCACTCTCGTCAATAAGCACGCCCACACTTACACCGTCAGTCCTTACTTCACCTTGTCGGATATATACGGTAGGAACACCCTGTACGGCTTCGGCAAGTTTGGAAGTATCCAGCATACCGCTTCTCATAGAGCGGTGTATGTACTGGTATTCCTTACAATGGCAGCGTATAACTTTGGATATTGCCGGAGCATAACGTTTAACTCTGGCAAGTGATTCCTTGTACCGTTCCTCATTAGTAGGAGGAAATTTGAAAAAGGCATCCTTGGTTCCTCCCATATCTACTGTGCCCTCACATACATCTCCAAGCAAACCTCTGTCCTTTTTCACGGCATCAGCAATTTTGGAGTCATCCATACGGTCCGGCATTGAACGGTCAAGTTTGTCAAGTATATCCGAACTGTCGGATGCCATTCGTTTCTCAACCTCCACACCCGATAGTCCTCCTCCGGAAGCGGAATCCTCTTTCATTTCCTCTTCAAGTTTGTCCTTATAGAACTCTTTAAGAATATCAAAAACCTTATAGGCAGCGAGAACCGTTTCCTTAGTAGTTACTGGATAGGGTAAAAGCACTTTCTTTATTTCAACGAGATATGGAGCATACTTTACTATCTCGGCTTCATCTATGTATTTAGGGTATCGGACAATCTCCAGTATAAGATTGAGAAGAACCTCAAAATCATTAAGTTCCGATTTTTCTTTTTTGGGAGCGACATAATCCAAGTAGTAACTGTCAAACCAGTAATATTTGCTTCGTTCCAAGAATCGTGCGAAACCCGGTTTCAAATCACCGCAAAGTTTCTCAATACGTTCATCTTCCAGTATATTGAATAATCGGGATATGATTCTGTTACCGATAGAAGTCAGACGTTCCTTGTTTGTGTACAACAAGTGGCATCCCTCATGTACAGTGGTCCCCAAAAATACGTCCAACCGTTCACCAACAGTAAGAGCCTTGTCAGTAAGCATTATGGTGGAAACCTGTACTTTCTGAAAGTCAGTGAAACTGTCCTCCCCGTTATGAATTACAACTTTTACCTTGTAAGGAATATCCATAGAAGTTATCATATCACGTGCCAGAGGATATGCACGCTTTATCAGTTCCGCTTCATCAGCACATTCCAGATAGTAGGAAGAATAGGCACTACCCTCTTCCAAGGTACTTTCCCAGTCAAGTTTCCCCTCTTTTCGTATATGTGTAAACGCCTTACCATCACGTTCCAACCAATCTTCCAAAAGTTCGTCCACGATTTCATCGGTGACAACCATATCTTTATCCACAGCCATAGTCAATATGTTATTTTAAATAGTTCCTTTTTATAATACCCGGTTTTAAGCAACTCGGATTTCTTGGCATTAAGTATAGGAAACGCCCTATCTTTCAAGATGCGTTTCCCGTTATACCACAAGCTACCGTAGGTCTTTTTCTTAGGTTTGTCTACGGGAAATTGATTACTTGTTGCCATAGGCAAGAAATTTTTATCTACTACTAATCACCCTGCATACGATACCACGTTCTCCATCGGAGCGAGTACCTTCAAAAAGAGGAAGGAGAACCAGTTCCATAGCACGTACCAAATCCCATCCGTCAGCAACCAAGTCACCCACCATAAGAGTTTCACGGGTGGAAATGGAACTGCTTATCTCCTGTTTGTTATACATATTACGCAAACTGTTTGCAACCTTTGTAATAATTGTAGCGTCCGAAAGGGAAATTCCACAGCGTCTTACCAAAACCTTGTTTTCCTGTTCCGGTGGCATATATGATAATTCGATAGGGAAGAAACGTCCTACAAGTGCACGGTCCATACTCATTGTACCCGTATATTCCACACCAACATTGGCAGTTGCTACAAAACAACATTCCGGATGCACTTCTATTTCACGTAAGTCCTCACCGCCGGCAATTTCCACAGGAAGTTTTCTACGGCTGTCAAGACAGGGAAACAGAATGTTATTAGTAGTAACGGGTGCACGGGATAACTCGTCCAAAAGCACTACACCCGGTTTGGATATATCCCTTGTAAATTTGGCATAGTCAAATACTGATACACCTCCCTTTTGCAATCGGTGTACACCTAAAAGTCCGGCTACTGGGTCATACATGGAACCCATATCATAGACAGAACAGGATATGCCAAGTTTCTTACAGGCAAGTAACACAAGTTCGGTCTTACCACCACCCGTAGCACCGATAAGCATCGTGTTCACCTGATTCTGAATATTACGCATAAGCAGATACCATACATCTGAATCTACATAGAAACCCTCTGAACCGATAGAGGGGATTTTAAATTCCGGATTTGTTTTCATCTTCCCCAATAAAGTTTTGGAGGAAGTCTTGGTGTCCTTTTTTTCATCTGAACTGCCAGAATCATAAGAAGAGGTGGAGGTACCTATAAATATTTCATAGGCTCTAACCATTTCTTCGGTAGGCTTATGTTTCGGGTCCCGATAATCAGCATCAAGAATACCGATAGGAAAGATGTTTCCTGCCTGATAATACTTACTGGCAGGCTTGAGCATATCGGTCACAAAGGTTGTACCCGTGGGGTACGCATCCCTTAAAGACCTGTCGGCACTTACATTTACCGTGCTGTCGATTTTAGTACCATCTTCAAAAGTCTGACCGTTAAGTGCCTTACAACGTTGTCTACCCTCTTCTACGAGAGTTCTCAAAAAGTAATATTTTTCCATTTTGTGAGATTAAAAAAGTTTATGTGATTTTTCTAAGTTATAAATTATACTCTCTGCGGTGCTCAAATCCAGATTTTTTCGGAGTGTTCTTTTCCGGAATCCTGTACCATCAGTCATTTGTGAATATTCCACCACTTTAAACAACCCGTGTTGTTGTTTCTTATATTCAAAGCGGAATATACGGTATAAGTTTATTTTCGGCATAGTTAAATATACAAATTTTTATGGAAATAACAAAACCCCCTAACTGTTATCCTTATATGCAAGTTCAATCAAAAATTGTAAGTCCTCATAAGTAAGAATAGCAAGGCTGTCACGGGATTTCTCAAAATCCACCACAAAGATAGGAATTTTTTTAGCCGAACATTTCTTTTTCAGTTTAACCCACTCGGATAATTTAAGGCTATATGATTCATGGGCTGTGGTTTTTGCCTCAATTTCACAAAAATCAGTAATTACATCATTTTGCCCGAATGTGGCTCCTGAATTGATAGTCGTATAGCCACGGAGTTTTTTAGCTATACGACTTTCCTGTTTTTTGGAACGCTCCCGTGTAGTAGTGGAACCGTCCATAAGTTTGTTCAGATACCCGAATTTACTCTTTACCATTGTATAGAATATATCCGGTGAATCTTCATTACGCTATCCCTGTAACTGGTGGTAAGAGTTACAGAGTAACCAACACTTTTAAGTATCTCTACCAACTCGGACACATCCGTACAGAATCCTATCGTCAATGAACACTTGCCGCTTTCAGCAGCCATTTTTATTTTGGTAAATACCTCCCTGTAAGGAGTGGTGGCGATTTCCCTCGCCTGTTGTGCAGTAAGATACTGCTGTTTTTGTTTTTCAGTCATATTCCTAAAATAAGTTTTGTACACTAAAATAAGAAATTTTATCAGAACTTTCAAGCCACTTGGAATACTCTTTACGAGCATGAGTTTCCCAATTGGTTTTTCCCATATTAAACCCATGAAGAACTTCTTTGTTCCATGCGTGCATTACAGCTTGTTCCAAAGTATCATGCACACAGTCAGAACGGGTAAGAGGATGTCCATACCCATGGGTACTTGCCATAAATGAAGTAACACAACCCCATTTTCCATTTCTTTGAACCGCCTCAAAACAAAGACCAGACTTGGGAACCTTCCATTGTAGGAACGTTACTGCTACACCAAAACAATTAAATACCGTTTCTTGGGGAAATAACATTTCTATTAATGTTGTAAGTACGCAAGCATCTATCATATTTCTGATTTAAATTTCTTGTTTATTTCCTTTTCTGCCGCCTTGGCTCCTTTCTTGAAACCCTCTACAAAGCTGTCAAAACAAATTCTGTTTATTTCTGGAGTACAGCTTCTCAAAAGTGGGCAAATCGAACATCTTTGGCTAAGTCCGGCTGACCTCTTGGCTATTTTCGTTACGTTTTTCATAGGCTTTACACTCTTCACAATGCAGTTTGTAAGCATGGGCAAACATTCCTAGAGTAACAGGTTCAAAGTTAAAATCCGCCTGTTTCCCTTCTATAACAACAGAAACACACAATTGTCCATCGCAAAAGTCAATATACGCTTCACCACCTCCATTTCCTCTAATGGAAAGTGTTTGTGTCTGTACGCTATTCATTATTCACCTCCTTTAATCTTTTAATTAGTGCATCAGCGCAATTAACCGCATATTTAGCGATTGCATCAGAATTACCCCCACGGTCATCTG